GACTTAGGTAGCGCTAAGGACTATATTATTATACTTCTTTTCTTAATGCAGCCGAGTGCCGGTGACAAGCCCGACAGAATGCAGAGTCAAAGAAGCTATTATAATTTATTATGCACAAATAGGTTATAATAGTAAAACCACGTGGTAAGGGCACAGTTAGGTTCACTGTGAGTGCACCCTTTGTAGCAACTAACCAAAGCAAGTATAGATGGGAATAAGCTATTACCTCGATAGGCTTAATGAGGTGCTTGACAGTCTAACACTAACTGAACAATAAGTGTCAATACTTTAGCATTCTAACTATTATATCAACACAATGATATATGAAAACTCGTGTATGATGTATATCTCCCTAATTGGGGCGTTACGACGTTCCAGAAACGTAGTATGAAGGCGCAGAGGCGTTAGAACTAAAGTATTTATAGAGTAAGAGAAAATGAGGTCTTATATCAGACAGCTCTTAGCATAGCTTATAGTGGTGTTTTCCATAACTATATTAATGCGCTTACTCTATTATTTTTTCTATGCATTAACTAACAAATAAATCAATTATATGGAAACAAAAGTATTTTGTATTTATATCCTTTTAGGTATACTATTTGGCATTATAGATTTAATCTATCATTATAATGAATGTAAAGAGATAACCTTAAGAGATATATTACTATGCCCATTTTTTATAATTATCTGGCCAATTCCTACGTTTTTGTTATTAATAGAAAGTGCTGGAGATATTAAAATATTAAAAAAGAAATAATATCAAATTATGAAGAAAATAACTTGTATTCAGAATTATGTAATAGATAAGCTTATTGAAGACGAGAAATTGTCTACAAATAGTCTATTAGATGCAGTTTCTAAAGTATGTTCAGAAGGACAGTTTGATAACATACTATCTATTCTTATTGAAACATCTATTCTTTGTACAGATGTACCTAAATTAGAGCATAAGGAAGACTCAGGAAATAAAACAAACTTAGTAAGAATGAGTATGTTTATACCTGAAGAAATTAACACTCCAGCTAAACTAAACATAATAAAAATACTACAAGAACAATTCAACTTTAGTCTTAGACAAATTAAAGAATATGTAGATAGTTGCATAGGAAAGTATAGTATACTACCCAAGACTATTCTACAAACGGAAGTAGATGAAATTACTAAAAAATTAGAAGCTTACAATGTAATTATATCTACGGCGGGGTTTTATTAATAAGTTAATGCAGTAAATATTACTGCATCTACACTGTGAGAATCAGTGTCAACTTTGTGGGGCTTATATTCAGAGCGCACATATGAAAGTGCTTTTTATCAATAGAAGGTGAAATGATTGCAAGCATTAGCCGGAAATTCTTTTAAAGTAACGCATATGCTGATATTAGTGCAGAGAAATCAAAGACAAATTGTAATATATAGCTACAGATTACAATTAGTAAAAAACTCAGAGGTCAACTGCCTCCGATAGCAAAAGTGTTAGTGGTAGCAGAGTAATACTACCACGCTCTTTAAGGTGAGAATCCTTGACAAGCATGTGGGGCTTATATCTATTCATACAGAGCAAGTACGTACGGGAAAGCTTAAAATACTCATCTGTAAAATAGTATTAGTGCAGACTTTAAAATCATGCAGTATAACAATCTTCCATATACTAATACAATAGAGAGCTTCTGAATCGTGTTATACTTATTAGTCCTAAGAGTAGGATAGTCCTCAACTCATGTTCCGTTAGCTTAATATGGATTTGTGGAATACTAAGAGTAGTATTGCTAGTATGTTTATATGTGAATATAGATATACTAGTTGCACTCATAAGGCAGCCTTCACGTGGCGAGTGTGTTAAGTAATAGGTTAAATAAATCTTCCAGTTTGTACCTATGAAAACTAATGCCTTACTTTTTATTAACAATTTAATCAATAAATTATGATAGAAACAATAGCAACACTAATTACTGTATTTTGTGGTATATTCTCAATGATAATAACAGCTTGTACTATACGAGCACCGTACTCAAAAACAGTAGCCAACGTACTTAAAACATTACTTATAATAAGCATTATTAGCGGAGTAACAGCATTCATCTCAATAATAATAAGATTGTTAATAATTCATTAACTAAATGCTCAGATGGCGAAATTGGTAGACGCTTCAGACTTAAACTCTGATGATTATTACAATCGTGCGGGTTCGATTCCCGCTCTGAGTACATTCATTAACTTAAAAACAATAATTATGAGAGCAAAGAAATCAATTCGAGCATGGGTAGCAAGAGAAAAAAATGGAGCGTTATTTTTGTTCTGTGAAAAACCAAAAAAGCGTAAATCTTACTGGATAAATTTAAATACGTTCAATAGTCTAGTACTCCCAAAAGAAGCTTTCCCTAATGTAAAATGGGAAGATAACGAACCTACTAGAGTATATATCAGAATAGCATAGTATGACAATCAGAAGAAGTTATTCAAATAGTATACTCACAAGTATCAGTGAATTTTTAATTGCATTAATTATAATATTAATAGCAACAGTATCAATAAGTAAATATTGTGCAGACTATGATTATTATAATTATGTAGAACTTAAAGCACAATATAAAAACTATATTGTAACTAATAAGTACGTACGGAACTCAGACACTTATGTGTTAGAACTCATGAATCCTTTTAGTAAAAAGACTAAAGAGGTATACGTTAGAGATTATCTATATTATAATACTTACTTTGTAGGAGATACCATAAAATGAGAAAAGTTAGAGTATATTATAAAGGTAGATATTATTATTTAGGCAAAGCTAAGAACTTAGAAGAAGAACTCAATTTAAAAAGAGATTTTCTAAGACAAGTAGTTAATATACCTGAAGAAGATATAGAATTATTTCGCAGAAACTTTACAATTACAAACAAAACCGTAAAATTCATAAGAAATGTTTGAACAAGTAACAGATTACAAAAGTGCTTGTGCTGTATTAGGTAAGAAACCTATTGATAAGCGCAGGAAATTAGATGAGCATATTGTGTTACACATCATGCTGAGTACTATCACTGAAGCAATTAACTTTATTGCTAATGGAAACAAACCGTGGATACCAGTCTACCAACAAAACAAACTAATCGAAACATGGCACAGTTGGTGGTATATTAATTGGGATAAAATTGAAAAAGGTTCTGATGCAGGTTTATTCAATCTGGATTCTAACCTTGGCATTAGTTCTGCCTATGCTGATGTCGGTAATCATCTACAATTCATTAACAGAGATGCAGCAGAATACGCAGCTAAAACATTTAAACCATTGTATATGAAATATATATTTGGTATAGATTAAGTTCTCATATTTATTAACTATTAAAACATTTATCAAAAAATGGAAAATGAATTACAAAATTCTCCAAGAGGAAGAGGCTCAGCAATAGCCTGGAGTTTAGCAACAATCCTAATTCTATTAGGAATGTTAGTTGCTAGCGCACTAACCTTTATCTGTCACGATAAAGTTGACAATCTCATCAATCCTGAAAAGGATAATGTAGAACAAGTTTGTGCTGACACAGCTTATACTGAAGTTGTACCTACAATACAGGAAGTTCTTCAGTTTCGAGAGGACACAAAACGTTACATGCACATAGACAGTGTATTTCTTACAATGCCAGACGTTGTCTTAATAGATATACTAAGGCAACATGGAACTTCATTGTCTAATAGTGACATTGTGACTATATATGAATCGAACAGAAGCACTTATAACAAAGTAATGAGCGGAGCCAGAAGTCAACACTATAAAGACTCATTAGATAAATTGTCTAACACTTATGACAATACTAAAGATACTACTTTTGTAAAGAGAGAATAAAATAACTAAATCATCTTTAATAGTAGTATCTTTGAGTATACTCAGTCTGTGAAGATAGAGTATACATCTTCAGAAGATGACAAACCTGTGGGGCGTAAGTAAATGCATATCGTATATTATTCCCTTGAATACGGCAATAGCGGGTAATATCCGAGATACTCGTATTTGTATTTATAATCGTGCAGACGTTAAAATCAGGTACTCCAATAAGGAAAGTTTGACAGCAATCCTGCTTATGAGTTAAAACTATAGCGAGAGTCATAGAAACAAAGTGTTGTTATCTTATTATTAACAAATGCGATTAGAATAGATACTATTTATTCTAAGAAAGAACGAAAACAAAGTTGATACTAACTTAAAACAAAATCCAGAGTATCCTGGTCGTCGTCAATAATATTAACAATTTAAAACATTAAGTAATATGAAAAAGAAATTAACAAAGGAGGGAACTAATGCCTCGTATTAAAGTAGAAGAAGGTCGTAAACTTACTGAAATAGAATTCGGTACAGACCATTATTTAGCAAATTTGCTTGCTTGTACTAAAATATTAGGTATACCCTTAAGTAAAGCAAGAACTCTGTGTAAATCTCATCCAGATATGAATATTAAAGTAGATCCACCACTACCTATTATCAGTAAATTACCTACTGATGCTATTCATATTGAATTAGGTGAATACGCAATAACAGTTAAAATAACTATTAATTAACTATCAAAGTAAAATGAAAGCAATTATTATTACCTTCCATGGAGAAGCTCCTGAGAAGAATTATGATGAAATCGTAAGAAGAATGGCTGAACTAGCGTTCAATAATACAAGTGCAAAGATTGAAGATATCTCTGCTGCTGTATTAGATGATAAAGAAGTATCTGAGGCTTTATTACAGAAAGTAATAACTCCTGTAGCAAATACTAACAAAGCTTCTATATCAACTACTGTAAAGGCTGTAAGTGAACTTTGTAGCAATATCATCAATGAAATTGGAACTCCATCATTGATGAGTGAAGAAGTATTCCGTAAGGAATTACTGAAATATCTTCTTAACAAAGAAGACCAGACTACAACTAGAGTATTACGTATTATTATCAATACTCCAGAAAGTTCAGCTTCTAAGGTAAAAGTAGTGTTGCACAACTACGGCTTATCAAAGCTTCCCGAGATAATCAAAGATTTTGATTCCATTCTCAAACTGTACTAGTTATGGCAAGAACAGAAAGAGAATACGAAAATCAGCAGAAAGACTTCAAAAAGAAGCCTAAGCATAAGAAAATGGAGCCTTACAATCGAAAGAAGTCATGGAAGTAAATGAAGATGAGCAATTAATACATGAACTGAATATAAAAGCTATATCTTTTGCTGAACAATTAGCTAAGCAAATGACTAAAGTAGCATCATTATTTCAAAATGTTATAAATGATTGTCCTACACTTAACAATAAAATTAACTGTAGTGAATGTACTCATGAGTGTAAACTCAGAATGCAACTTGAACAGTCCAAGGAGGATATTCCGCCAGAGTATCCGCCCGCTGTTATATATTACTAATTTAAATTGTTAGTATGGTGGATTTCAGTCAACCTAGAACTATTTATAACCAGAGCCCTAATGGAAGTTTAGCTGTTGCTAAACAGCTATTCTAGAGTACAATGGACTATACAACGGTCAACCAAGCAAAATGCTTAGGTCAGAAGAAGGATATGGGTTACTTACGAATAAGATATACAAATAAGTAAGATAGTTCTTTTTTAATCTTAAAATTATTAAAAATGAGTAAGACTAAAAGAATAAAAGTCCTAGAGGAATATATCAGACTAGAAAAACTAGAGAAAAATCCTAGAAAGGACTACATAGAAATATGTGAAGAAGCTGCTAACAAACTCAAAAATGAGTTAAAAGCAGAAGAAAATCGTGTTAGTAGATATCTTATCTTGATATCACAAAATACTAACAAGCGCAAAGAATCATACAATAACCGTAAGCTTATAAAAGCAGGCGAGAGAGAAAGTTATCGTCAACGCAAAATTAGGCTAAACAAAGAACGTAGAGAATCTTTGCACAATGGGTAGATCAACCAATCCCTTAGTTAAAATAAATACTACAGAAAACATTCAAGAAAGAATTAGAGCTGTAGCTTACTTTGGGAAGCTCACAACTGAAGCAGCAATGTATTGGTGTGAGAAACAGAAATATAGACCAATAGAAGTCTATCCTATAAATATCACTGTAGCAGTATATGAAGCTAGAGAAAGATATTTTAAAAAATGTAATTTCATAGAAATTATTTCGTGATTAATAACTATAGTATCAAACATCTAAAATTTTATCAAAATGGCAGAAGTAAACAAATTGAACATCTTTGATGTAAACAACGAGAGTGATGACATTCAAGAGTCTATCTCTAATGCGAACAAAGTAACCGATGACGTAGTAAAGAAAGCAGCTGAAAAGATTGCCGAGCGCCGTAAGGAAAAACTTACGAACGAACTCATCGACGTGGTTCAAAAGTGTGAGTACACTGAGAAATCCGCAGCATTGCAGTTACGCCGTAGTAACCGCGTAAACCAGAGAATGAAGACCTATATGAAGGATTTGCACAATCTCGCAGAAGAAGTGAAGAGTGGTAAGAAGCCAGTTACGGCCTGGAATGATGAAGCTCCGGCACTGAAGAAGCAGTTTGACAAGGACCTCATTGATATTGACAAAGATATCGACAAGTCTCAAAACGAGCTTGACGAAATCTTTCCCAATTCCTGGTCTTATCGCTGGAATAGTTTGATTCCCCGCCGTAACGGTTAACCAGACTAAAAACTAAAATAAAAGAGATTCCAAACTTGAGTATCTTTGTATCTAAACAAGTTTAGTGTTTATGGAGGAATATCTATAGCGCCCTATGGGCCGAAAGCATATTGGACGGCACAAAGACCTGAATTAACAGGTCATACTAAGTATCTTTGTATCATTAGTATGGAATTATTGTGTACTACTGATCATATGTCTGAGATCGCGACAATAAGATTGTCCTGTATTAGTAATAATACCGAACTGCTTTAGTCGAGATATCAAATCAGACTGAATAATGTGTATCTTGTATCATATATGTTTCGTCATATATCATTATTCGAGTATCATCAAGATCAGTAATGAAGAGAACTAACCATTCTCAAGACCATAGGATATGTAGCTTTGGTCGGCTACATATCCACTAATAAGATTAATTATAAAAATAGCAGGAGTATTGTATAACATAACGAAGGCCTACCTGTAGAGAGTGCTGTGAACAGTGTTAAATAATAAAGCTGGAAGGATGGCTTAATTCTGCACGTGAGTTATACTTTAATTAATCTTATAAACTCATTGACTGTTAGGTCTATTGAATCATTGTTTGGACGAGGGTTCGACTCCCTCATGCTCCACTATAAATACAAATGTATTTATATATGTACCGAAATGCGGTTTTCTACTCTTCTTTTTCCTTAAAAAGAAGAGACTAGGGGCATTATGGTTTTGACAGCAATAGTGAAAGTAGAATAGGTCAATAAGCAGATAACTGGCAATACAAGTTATGTAACAGATTACACTCGCTTAGTAGCGTAAGTAATCAACGGCTAAGCTAATGTCGTAGAAAGCTGGAGTAAGTAAGCTTTGCATGGCAGTGAAGCCTTAGATATTACTAAGAGATAAGGTGTTCGAGTCACCTACTTACTACAAATTAAATTAAGTTTAATCAATAAATATTAATTTGAAATGGGATTAATAAAATTTATCAGAGAAAAACTTCCTGAACCTTTAGACAAGGCTAGTAGGGAATTAAGAATGAAAGAAAAACTGGTACAACGTATCAACTCTGTAGTACCTCAGTGTTACAAGAATAAGTATCACTATAAAGAAGGAATTTCTAAAGTAAGAAATATATTCTTCTTTTGGGAAACTAGAGGTACTGAAATCATCCATCTTATAGATGTAAGTGATTTAACTACTAAAGACGAAGAGAAATTTCGTGAACTTGAAATAAAAGCAAGAAACTATCAACAACAATGCGTATAAGATACTTTGCATGGTTTGACTCTAAAGCCGAACGTACTGAGTTTATCAGTCTACTTAATAAATCTCGTTCAGAATCTGAAGCGATTAGTAAACTTCTTGATAAATATCCAGACTTAAGTATGTCTGCAATATCAGGAGTAGTAAGTAACTTTCAAAAGGAAATAAATAAAAAGTCATGAAACTAAATCATCCTGGAATCTATCGTATTATTGGAGAACATTTTGAACTGTTAGCCAATATAGTTGGAGAAGTACCATGTTTGAGAATTACTTCTGCATTACTTATGAATGACCTTGTTCAAAGAGGTAAATTTACAGTGTTATCTGAGGATTCAATTGAAATACAAACTGTATGTAATAATCCCGATGCATTCTTGTTCTTCGAGTATGATTACTCAGAAGTATGCCCATTACCACCTTATAGACAATCTATTCGTGGTACAAAAATGCCAGATATCAGTAATGATATGATGAAAGCATTTACAGAGCGCTATATAAGTGACATGTCTATAAATGGCAGAGGAATTGAAGCTACAAAAGCTTATATTCTAAGTGTAACAGACTGGAGCTTAGCGCAAATAAATGTATTATTACTTAGAATAGCTAATAGTACACGTCGTCATGGTCGTAAATAGTATTACTGTTTATACTTATCTGAATAAATGTCCAATAAGATATAATCAGATAAATTGGAGACCTAGCTGGTATATATTTCTAAGAATATATAACAGAGAAATAAAAGATACAGAATTTCACGCATTTTTCAGAAAACAAAGATTAGCTAAAGTATTAGCATGGTATGATACTCAGATACTACAACAAATTGGCATAGCTTCTAAGACTACTCTAGAGGTAAGAATTAGAATTGTCTGTGGTATGGTAAATCAATTACCAGTTGAGGTTCTTACACGTGATCTGAAAATTGAATTTATGGAATGTATTTGGGATACTTTCCGTAAATTATACAGTGAATGGAATGAATGGTATTGTAAGTATATATTACAGCTACCATTTTAGGGTTATAGTCATTGGGTTGACTATAACCCACACTAAAGCCCGTAATTATGACAGATGAAGAAAGACAACAGCTTTTCGATCTGATCAAACAGGCGAAGGAAGGCAAACAAAGTGCCTTTACAAAGCTTTATGAAAAGTATAATCGAATTATTTACAGTACAATATACCGTATTGTAAATAATAAAGATGCAGCAGATGATTTATTATCTGTTACTTTTACTAAAGCTTTTTCTAAGCTAGATAGTTATATTAACAATATCTCATTTAAGATGTGGTTAAAGACTATAGCTATAAATAGTAGTATTGATTATATTAGACGTACTAAAAAGGAAAATGCAAACTATTGGCTGGATGATGACACTAGCACAGTTCAATTGAGAAGTTCGGCCGACTACTCGCCTGAAGATAACTATATCTTCAATGAAACTGATGCTAGATTAACAAATGCCTTCAATAGACTCCGATACAAGTACCGATATATACTCGAGCTACGAACTATTCAGAATATGTCTTACAAACAGATTTCTGAACAATTGGGTCTCTCAGAGAGCCAAGTGAAATCTCAGCTTAATAAAGCTAGAGAGAAGTTAAAACAATTGTTAAACTAAAACTTTACAAACATGTCAGCAATTTGGATTATTGTGCTACTATTAGTAGCATTTGTCTTTGCGAGAGGATTTCGCAGTGACAAGATGTGGTGGATTTATATCTCCTGCATCGTAGCTGGCTTGTTAGTAGGTATGTTGAGTAAGGAAGTAATCGTGCGTTCAGGGATGAACAAACAAGATACTTCCATTACTCAGCTAATCAACACCGTTGATGACTTCAATTACGCATGCACACAAAGCTTAGTGCGTACAGTGACAGAAGGTACCACCAATCGCCTATCTGGGGTTGTGAGTAACATGTCAGAATTGAAATTAAAGTTATCAGACGCATTGGTTAGTAATACCTGTGCTAACGGGCGTGACTCACCAGCAATAGAGGATGATAGTTGACCTCTTTAAATATTCTATCGACTGAAATATTAAAAACATTATTAACCACCAAAAAATTATCAAGATTATGGCACAAAAAGAAATGTCTAAAGCTGAAAGAAAGGCAGCATTAAAAGCAGCTAAAGCAGCTGCAAAAGCAGAAGCAAAAGAGAACAACAAGAACAGTCAACAAGTAAAAGAAGCTGAGAAATCAGCTGAAACAAAAGAGACCAAGAAAGAGGAAAAGAAGCCTCAAGTAGCTGCACAGACAGTAACCAATAAAGAGCAGAAAGGAGAGACGAAAGAACAGAAGGAACAGAAAAAGGAGCAGAAGCCTAGCACCCAAAAGCAGAAGAAGGACAAAACTCCGACAATCATTCCTGAAGAAGTCACAGAAGACAAACCCAAAGTATCTCCTGAAGAGAAAGCTCTCAAACGCGCAACATCACTTGTAGGTGGAATAACCGGCGCAGGTATTCCTGTAGGTTCAACAGCTTCATCGGTAGACGGAAAGGCCATGTTAGCATTTGTAATGCAGCAGCGTTACGCTAACAACGAAGAACTTGCCAAACGCTATCCTGAAGTATATGCAGATATCAATCGTACAATTGATGTAGTAAGTCTGCTTGCTCTTGTTGATATTCGCCAAGACTTATTCAACCGTGGTGAACGTGGTGAATTGCAACTAATGATTGACGCAAATCAACTCATGCCGTTGCAAGGTATGGCTGAAATGCTAGGTATTAAACTAGCTCCAGCTAAAGCTTTACCGGGAGGTGATGACGGTCAACTGGCTATTGACTTCAACAAGTCAGAAGTTCCAGAAGAACTAGCAAAAGATGCTGGTAAGACTGTTACTAAGGTACCGGAGCTTGATCCGAACAAGATTACAACAGATGAGGAAATTGACGAAGCGTTAACTTTCCTTATCAACAAAGAGAGAAATGTAGCAACGAATATTGTTAACACCGTAGAATGGTATCGTACGTTACGAGGCCTTAAGGAAACTAATGCTGATAAGAAGTTAGCATTGGATGAGATGACAGTAGGTGATTGGATGAATGAAATCTTCAGCCGTATCAGCCCTGTTAGCTTACTTAAAGGCTTAGGAAGCTCAGTATATCTGTATACTTCACAGACGGGTTCTCCGTGTATGGCTCACTCTGTATTGCGCAATCATTTGATTAAGGCAGGATGGAGTGAAGAGCAAGTTGCAGAAACTGTTCGCGCACTTATCAACGAGAACTTCCGATTGAGACAGAAAGACAATCAGGAAATGAAGCCCGAGACAGATAAAGCTATTATGGCTGTTATCTCGAACTTAGGTGAAGAGTACATTGATAAGTTGTTTACAGATTGGGGACTCAATCTTGAAGGAGTAGAAGAATCTAAGAAAAATCAGTTAGAGAACGACCGAAAGATTGCTCGAATGGTGTTAGGTTCTGTTAAGACTAACTTCTTCAGTAAAGATGAAAGTCCGACACCTGATGAACTTCGCTTGAAAGTTGGTCAGATTATCAATCTGTATCGTGACCCAGCTTCTCGTCTTGCTGCGTACTGCCAGTCATCAATAACTTCTCCAGTAGAGAAGGAGTACCCGGAAAAAAGTCCGGAGAAAAAGGATGACAAACCCGCAAATGAAAAAAAAAATTAAACGCATGGCGTAGATTTTTACAATTCATAGGGTATAAAGACTAACCATTCTCTAAAATAGCATAATCAAATATGAATTTTAGATTTATTACGGCTGTCGGCATGTTCATCGCCAGTTGCATAATTGGCTTTGGACTGCGACAGACAGTCACAGTAGTACAGGCAGCACCTGTAATTCCTTCACCTATAGAAATGCCAAAATTTCCTATAGTTAATAGTGAAGAAAATAAGTCTGTCGATAAGATAGATGTCGAAGTAGACCTATCTACATTAGAAGTATCCGTGAAAGGAACAACAGACGCAATTGTAAATGTAAAGACTATTGGTGAACCAAAACCAGTAGTTAAGTGGAGAACTAAAGTAATAGAGAAAGAAGTAGCTTCTGGATATCCCTATATTAAATCTGTAGGGATTATGCCAGATAGTGTTAAAGCTATTTCTCCATTATCTAAAGTAAAATCATATGGTAAGTAATCTAGTTATACTAAAACAAATGATACGATTATCGCGTATCATTAAAGATATGAAAGAAGCAAGGTGTAAACTTAGTTCTATCTTATCTCAATCCTCTTACTTTATAGTAGAAGGAGACCAGTCTGATATTATTAATAATCAGACTAAAGATAGTATAGCTAATTGCTTATATACTGAAAAGTACTTACGTTTGTCTGTAAGTAATGCTTGTAAATGTTTGGATGGATTTAACGCAAGTATTATGGAACCAGTTGATTATATCAGTAGTAGTGATGTAAAAAACAAATTCGTAGATATTTGTAAAGGTAAGAAGATTGTTGCAACAATCTGCCTGAGTACAGGTAAAATTACTATGTTAGAACCAGAACATAATGAAAATGTAGCTGAATAGAAAAGCTCAGTGGAAAATAGTTAATGACAATAACCACTTAAAAAACCTATAATTATGTCATAGTTCGAGAGGAGTAAAACTGTAGCGTGAATCACTCCAGCGGAAGTCATGCGAGGTACATAATAGTACAAGTCGCGCCGTGTTAGGGAGCTGTAGTCATTTCTGCTGGCCCGAAAAAGTACAGAATCCGAGAATATGTTAGCTGCTAAAACAGTGAGATCACTCAAAAGGTAGGATATTAGGCTAAAACGTCTGAAAAACGGATAGCAGGGGATCAGAGTGCTTAATCCTCATTAGGTATTGAGAACCGTCTGGTGAATACTAAATACTCTTAATTACTGCAAACAGTACCGCTAATGCAGAATTATAAATCAAAGCAAGGAGAACGAAATCTTCTACAATTACTCGTTTTAGATTATCAAAATCAGAATCAAATAGGAGTATAAACACGACGCTGAAACAGGGACAATACGGTTCCTGACTTATTCCTTTGGAAAGAATAAGTGAAGCCGAGAGGCAAGGTTAGTTTCACCTAAAGAAAGCAGCCAACTCATGGAAAAAAAGAGACAGCATATAACGCGATCACCGGTCTCCAAAATCGGTTAACAAAAGTGCAACTATGCACCCAGAAAGGAAAAATAGCATTGCTAACTATAGTGTTCAGTACACATCAGCTGTGATGCAATATGCAATTGTGGATATTGGAACTTGTACTTATGAAGGTAGTAAATTACTGATACTAATGTAAGGATAACCGTGTTATGGTACACACTATGTAAACTTGACTGATTATCGTGGAGCAGAAGCCAATTCTGTGCCTTATGGTAAATAGGGTCCTCGTGAAGGTGGATACGCAATGTTCCAAGGATGAAGTAGGAGTGATGTATATGAGATTGATACAGTCTTTCAAGTCTAAAGTGACTCACGTGCTTGGTCGTTCGTGTGAGTATAATTGAATGAGGAATGATTACGGAGCAACAGACTCGTCGAGCGGTTTGAGGGCGCTATAACCCTGATTCTAGATACAGTGACCTTTAGCAAGTCATATTATGTGGTAAAAATAAAACTAAGGTGATGCAGGGAAAACACCTACTAAAAAACGGCAGAGCTTATAAGTTTCAAGACATGTAAACTTCTTCTTAATATAACGTAGTTCACGCCAGGATTATTGTTATTAATAGTCGTACATAAACTAAGGAAATACAGAAGACTATGTCATTAGGTTATGAGTATAAGATGTTATACTATATTTACTTATGTATTTACGCTGAATAAAGCCAGCTATGAATAAATGAGCTTTAATTGTTTAATCTTTAATAAAATGGGAAGTTCAATGGAACTGTAAACGCTAAGACTACCATTGTAAGGATAGTGTAAGTAGACAGATCACCACCCCGACTACCAACCGTTATCGCTGACATTGACACTTCGTAAAGTACTAATTGCAACTTAGTATGTATGAAGAACGCTGATTCAGATTTAAAGTAATAAATATAAGAGCATACTGTCTATATGTTCAGGTTTCTCGTGCAATAGCAGAGATAGTACCGGTATTTATGATGCTGATGAGAGGTGGAAATCCTCGTATTCGTGTAGTATAAATAAGAAATCCGAGAGGTCAAGTGGGTGTCTTGAAAAATTAGACAGCTTGTAGTGTTTTAGTAACGTTTCTCGACAGAAACGACCCTCATTCGCTTAGAATGTTGTAATCCTTAATTACTCCTAGGCATACCAGTTGCTGATGAAAGAGTTCGATATATTATGCTTGTACAATACTTATGCAAGAGAACATAATATAAAGTAGGGTGATGGGTGCGGTAAGCATCGTATAAATTGAATCTTATCCGTTGAAGTACGATAAACTTAAATTACCAAAGTATTATCAGAAGTAACTCTCAGAGTATTTCTCATAAATTATTTCAATTTATTTTCAAAGTAAGCCAAGTAGATTATGTGATTGAATTCACTACTAAAATTTTCAAAGCTTAGTAAAGCGGTATGATATAAGACGCATACTTTAGTATTACAAATAATCGAAAGGTGGAGAGCATTAACAAAGTATTAATTAAAAATTAAGAGAGTTTCGTATTGGTGAAATCAAGCACGGACTCAGAAAGGAAACATTCTTATGGATAAAAGTAGCGTAGCACCGACTATTGGTGCATTAGTAGGAACTCAGAGCACTGCTGCTCAAGTTATGGCTCGTTATCGGGCAACTGCAAAAGAGTATGGACGGTTCTTTGGTGAACAGATCTATACTGTAGTAGCAACAAATCCTGACCTTAAATGGAAGGAAGATGTGCTCAATGACAAGAATACTTTACGGAAGGAAGTAAATGTATTCATTGTTAAGGCAATTGACATTTTGGATGTCAAGTTCATTGCTAAAGACTTAGACGGTGAACCGAAAATCATGTTGAATCCGGATGACAACGATCCGAATCTTGTATTCCCGTTAGTCAAGCCTGATTTCAGTAAGGCAGACCGGAAAAGCGTGGCCGAATGTATCGAACGTATTGGTAAGAAGAACAGCAAACCGATGTTCTTTGCAGCAGAGGAATTACCTATGCTGAACGATATGTTGAAGATACATAACAAGGGTATCCTCAACTTCTATGAGGAACTGTCTCGTAAGTTCATTCGACTTAGCGAAACTGTACGAGATATGATGGATCAGTCTGACCGTATGCAGTTGGAGTATCAACGGCAGTGTGGTGTAGTTACTGATGAAACGGAAGTAACACTTCAGGTAAATCTTGAAGAAACTACTGAATAAGCAATACTATGAGCAGAATTTCTAAAGTAAGAATAGAGCTTCTGCGACTACTTATTTGCGTCGAGCCTACTATACTAGCTAAAGTTCAGAGTTGGGACGGAAGCACTAAGGTAACTCCTAATGCTATTTCTGTAAGAGAGGATGGTCAGGTCTTCTTTTACTATGGCAAAGGACCTTTATGGTGGCAACGACTTTTAAATACTTATGAATCGGTAAGTCTTTTAGATGTAGCAATACGTACTGCAGATGCAATAACTGGTTCCGGAGGAACTAGAAATGATGTAGCTTTTGACGGTATTACACAAGCATTACTGAAAGAAGCAATTAAAAATAAGGATCTCGATTGTGTTGTAGATATTTTATTTGATAGTATGAGGAATGCTTCGAGCGGAGAGCTGCACTCAAAGTATATCAATAAAGAAGCTATTGAAAAATTCGCAAAAGAGAAAGGTCTAACTGGCAAACTTGTTGTCTCTGACAATATATTTGGTTTTGCCGGTATTGAAATAAGGCCAGGCGTAGTCGTACCAGTACGATTAGGCAAGGTTAAAGAGATATAATATTTGAATTGGAATATTATTGCAAAACAACATATTTTCACAGGGTGAATTGGCCCTGTTTAAATATACAGTGCTGTAGTTCAACTGGACAGAACATCAATCTTCTAAATTGAGAGTTGTGGGTTCGAGTCCCACCAGTACTACTACTAGTAGACGTAATTTGGTCAAGTATTAACTTTTAAAAATCAACTTGAACATGAAATCAATTACATCTAAATATATTATTACACATCGTAAAGAACTTAGTAATGAAATTACTAAATATTGGAATATCATTAAGAACGAGAATATCATCCCTAAAGGTGCTACTCGTAATTTTGACTTAAAACAGTTACTTAACGAAATCCAAGCTAAGGCTGATGAACGAATCCTATTAAAACTGTATTTACAGTGTATCAATATGGGATATAAGAAGTTCTCAGAATTACCTACAACAAATAACTATCTTGCTATATTTACTTTGAGTGAAAAGCAGGAGCAGTTGTTCCATTTGAGCAAAATTAAGACCTTAGATCCTAAGCTTAAGCGTTCAAAAGGAAAGAAAAATCTTAACACTACTGAAGAATTGACTTCAGACTATATTAATAGTTTGAAGAATAAACTTCAGTTAGAGATTAACAAACTTAACAAAGAAATTGAAGAGTTTAATAATAAGGCGGAACTAAGCCTTGAAGAAGCTCCTCTATCTATTGCAGCTTAAAAAAGGAAAAAAAGATATTTACCATTTTTAATCAAATTATCGAAAGGCTTAGGGGGGTTTACTCCCCTTCCCTTTCTTAGTATTAACCCTTTAAAATTATCAAAATTATGAAAAAGAATAAACAATATAGAGTAAGCAAACAAACAGTAAGAAATGCTAAACGATCAGCTAAAGCTAAAAAGCGTAATTATCCTAGAATAGTAATAAATGGAGAATATATAAAGAAACATTGTCCAGCAGAAACTACTAGAGATTTCGAGATCGGTCCGTCTTTAGTTACAGAAGTAAAAGATAGGAAAACAGTAAATTGGAACTCCTGGAGTTCTAAGAATAAACAACAGCCTACTAAGATAGCAAAAGAAGCTATGGAAGAAAACAAGGCCGTTAAACAATCTAAGAAAGAACGAATAAAAAATATTCTTATGAAAGCAGGCTATGATCCAACTATCCACTACACACGTAAAGAAAAGAAGAAATTTACTAGAATAGTAAAGAACTCTCTTTTTGCTAAATCTCCTAAACCGAAAGAGCGTACTAAAGCTGAATGGAAAGAGCTATTTACTCAACAGAAAGCAGCAAAAGAAGCTCGTATGGAGGCTTTAAAGTATAAACCTTTACCTATTAAAGCAGGTAAACAAAAAGGCTTTACAGCAGCTGAATTAGCTGTTAAAGAGAAGCCTAAAGAACGAAAGTTTAAGTATACAATAAATCGAAGAAGAAGTGACGACGATAAACGTACTTATGACTTCAAAACCGACTATCTTACAGCTTCTACTAGAGATGAGGCGAAAAAGAAAGTAGCTAAAGAAGCTAAACAGTATCGTAACGATTCTTCATTTGCCGGTATAACAGTACAAGATATTGAAGGAGATAATAATATAATTTACTATGATGGTAAATCATTATTAGCAGCATAATAAATATGACAGTAGAACATCCAAAAGAAGAACAATTTATTATCTATTTAAGAAAAGGTTTCTTTGAAAGTAATTCAAAATTTGAATATAGAGTGCAAAAAGCTTTATTTTGGGGAGATAATGATTATTACACAGAAATTAGAGTTTATCCTAACAGTGTAGTTATAGTTCATACTTTAAAAAAAGAAATTGATATAAATAGAAACAAAATTGGTTTTAAATAATTAACTTTCTAAATTATCAAAATTATGGAAAAACAAAATTATACAGAGTAGAAATTAGCTGAAGCTAAAAGAATAAGACATAAAGGTAGACAAATTGAACGTGATTTACGTTTAGCTCAGAGCAAGCTAGACAAGGAAACAAATAAGGACAAAAGTCCTGAAAATTGGTCAAGTCCTAGATTGAAAGAATTACGTGCAAATAAAAGAGAGCACGTTAAAGAACTGAAAGCTAAGAAATTAGCAAAACAAAAAGAAGCAAGGCTTCATTTAGAGAAATCTAAATGTCCCTTGAAATTCTTACAATTCTATGTAGGAAGAGATAAGAACAGAAAGCAACATGTAGGAGGTTGCAAAGGAAAAAGTAAAGTAAGTGACCGTAGAGCTTACTTTAGAAAATCTATAAAACCTGTTATCAATAAAATAGCAGCGTAATATTCTATGGAATTCCATATAGCTCAAAAAGGGGTAGAGCCGCAGCAAAATGTAAGTCTGTGTGATTTGTGTCAGTTCGAGCCTGACTATGGAATCTAACCAAATATTCTAAATATGATTATACGTAACAAAAAAGTCTATGTATATGATATTGAGGTATTTCAGAATATTTTCCATTGTTCTGTTAAAAATACAGAAACAGAAGAAATATATAAATTTGAAATCTCTGAAAGAAAGAACCAACTAAGAGAATTAGTTAAGTTCTTTAAACAAGTCAATTCCTATATAAAATGGGGGGACTTCTATGGAACAGAATTAGTGATAGATTCAGATATTATCTTTTGTGGATATAATAATCTACATTATGATAATCCTATAATAAATTATATTATAGAGTATGAAGATAGACTTATAAGCTATAATGTAGCTACTATATGTAATTCTATCTTTAATCTAAGTAAGACTATTACTACTTCTACTGAGGATAATATAGATGCCTGGAAACATTGGAAGTATCAAATATGGTTTGATACTTTTGATATTCTTACTATGCTTTACTCTAATAAACTTAGAGTAGGTTTGAAAGAAATTCAGGTAACTATGCAATACCCAAATGTACAAGAATTTGTATGTGATTGGAGTAAACCTCTTCCATTAGAAGATTTTGACGAAATGATAGACTACAATATAAATGATATTGAGTCTACTACAGAGCTTTTAAATAGATGTAAGGAAAGTATTAATTTACGTATAGCTATTGAAGACGAATATGGAGTAAGAGTACTTAGTAAAGATGGTGTAAATATTGGGATGAAAATCTTAACTCAAAAATATCTTGAGAAAACAGGATTAACCTGGTGGGATATTGAAGGATTAAGGTCTCCAATGGATTATATTCCTTTAAAGGATGTAATATTACCATTTATTAAGTATGATAGTCCTATTTTACAGAGAGTATTAGATGATATGAAAAGTCAGATAGTTTCTCCAGGTAGAAAAGGATATGAAAATAACTTTATATTTAATGGTTTACGCTATACTGTAGGAGTAGGAGGAATTCATTCTAAAAATGATCCTGAAATCATTATTCCTAAAGAAGATGAAATGTTAATTGATATTGATGTCGACAAAAGCGGCATCGTAACCTCGTTAATTGCGGGAACAATCGCTAAATTATTATAACTGCATTGCATAGTAATATAGCAAGTAGCACTTAAGATAACGCTTAAGATATAGTAAAATCATAATAATTTGATCAATCCGCAGCCAAGCATCCTATTAGGATGAAGGTTCATCGACTATCCAGTGATGGAGTAGTACAAAATTGTACGAAAAGCGAGGAATTTGACAACCTTTTATCCTTTTATACGTTTTATAAAGAAAACCTAAGAACATGAAAGGAAGACGTATAGATTGGAAAAAATCAGGTATTTATAGTATAATCTGTGCTATAAACGGAAAGCAATATATAGGATGTAGTAGTAATATATATTCTAGAATAAATAATCATAAATCTATATTAAATAAAAAGAATATAAAACAAGATAATTCTTATTTAATAGATGATTGGCACAAACATGGAGCTGATAATTTTGATTATATAGTATTAGAATATACTACAGAAAATTTAAAAGATAAAGAATGCTATTATATAGAGTTATTTGATACGATTAATAGAGATAAAGGATATAATCTTAGAAGAGATAATTCTAAGAAAGGTATGATACCATTAGAAGAAACTAAAAAGAAATATTCAGAAGCTCAAATTAAGCGTTTCTCAAATATAAATGAGAGAATAAAAATAGGTAAAATGTCTTCTAAATTTTGGAAAGAAAATCCAGAGAAGAAAAACATAATGGCAGATAAAGTATCTAAGTCTTTAACAAAATACACAATCAAGCAATTTACTAAAGACGGTAAATTAGTAAGAGAGTGGGATAGAGTTAAAGATATAATAAAGGAGAATCCTACATATAAAGTACATAATATATATGCTGTATGTTCAGGTGAAAAACCTAGTATGTATGGTTATGTATGGACGAAATGTCAAATTAAGATATAGTCAGAATAAATTTGCGCATCACTATATCCAAGTATGTTAATAGAATATGGATTTTATCCTAAGCACTTAGGTCCAGAATTCTTAGAAGTTTATTCTAAAATTAAAGATGAAAGAATAGAAGCTAAACATAATGGAGATAAAGTAAAGAATGAGACATTAAAGTTAGCATTAAATGGTTTGTCAGGGAATCTACAAAATGAACACAATTTTTGTTATAGTCCGTTTGCTGTAATGCAAATTAGAATAAATGGACAATTATTATTATTGATGCTAGCCGAAAAGCTTACTCAAATAGGATGCCGAATCATCCAGGCAAATACTGATGGCCTCTTTGTTTTACTAAAGAAAGAGATATATTCTAAAGCAAACAATATTTGTCGAGAATGGGAGCAGCTTACTAGACTTACTCTAGAAGAAGATCGTTTTGAAGCTATGTATCAATATGCAATTAATGATTATATTGCAGTTAAAGAAGGATATAGCAAAACTAAAAATCCTAATTTAATTAAAACAAAAGGAATGTTCATTACTGAAGTATTATTAGGCAAAGGATTATCTGCAAAGATAATTCCTGAAGCTATAATAAAATACTTTGTAGATAAAGTACCAGTTGAAGACACTATAAAAGGATGTAAGGATATACGTAAATTCTTAATGTCTGAGAAGACTGGTAAACAATGGCATGTTGAATACATGAACAAAGAGCAACAAAGAACTAATCGTTTCTATGCGTCTACTAATGGTGGATATTTATGGAAATGGAAATATTCTAATAATTCAGAAGCTAAATCATACCAAAATATGTTAACTGCTTCTGGTGTTACTCTTTTAAATAAATTTGACGACAAACCGATTGAGGAACGAAGGATTAATTATAGGTATTATATATACGAAGCCTATAAAATAATCAGAGAATTAAAACCATTACAATTGAGCCTATGGGATTAACAAAGGCTACCAAATAAATTTCAAAGAACTATATGCTCATATAATATATGAGAATATGATTTTAGAAATAGACACTTCTATCTTAGATAGAATACCAAACATATCTATTAATCAATTAGTATTCCTAACACTTGTATTGAGTGATATCAAAATAATCAATCAAGACATTCAGAAACTTCTCAGCCTAGTTAATGAAGAAGAAATACAAGAGTTGGCTAATCAAGGTTTAATTTATATTAATATAGATAATACAAATAACCAAGTTATAAGTAAAACATCAAAACTAGAAGAACTTCTTAAAGAAGATAAAACTATGTTTGATGCTTTCTATGACCAATTTCCAGTTTATGTTATACGTCCTGATGGGACTAAAGGCTTTTTAAGAGCTAATGTAAACAAATGTAGAAAAGAATATAACCGTATCATAGGTAAATCTAAAGCAATGCATGAACATATAATGTCTTGTTTAAGATATGAAATAGATGATAAAATGCGTACAGGCAAAATAGGTTATATGAAAACTATGTGGAAATGGCTCACTCAGCATGAGTGGGAAACCTTTGAGGAACAAATGAAATTAGATGGTTATCAACCTAATACAGATAATTATGGAACAGACATCATCTAAAACACTATCCTTTCGTCATATTTCTACTGCAACAAGTGAAGCAGTAGAATATATTCGCAAAAGAAAGAATCATGAAATTCAATCTTTAGCAACAAGATGGAAGAAGTTCAATAAATCCTGTATGGGAGGAATTGAACCAAATACGATATATACTATAGTAGGTATATCTGGTAGTGGTAAATCTTCATTTGTGAATACACTTGAAACTGATTTAATAGATTTAAATTCTAATCAGGATGTTATAGTACTTAATTTTTCATTTGAAATGTTAAGTTCTAGGCAAGTAGGTAGAAAAATAAGTAGTAAGTTAAGGCAAACTACTGCTGAGCTATATAGTGCTAATAATGAATTAACAGATGATTTATTAGATAGAGTTGAACAAACTTCTCAACAGATAAAGTCGTATCCTATATATTATGTAGATACTCCTGGTACTGTTGAAGATATAGCTTCTACCATTAATTACTTTTATGAAACTAAGGCTAAAGATAAGAAATTTGTGATTATACTTGATCATACTCTTCTTGTTGAAGGTCAAAATCGTGAAAGTGCCTTGCAAGTTATTTCCGAATTACAGAAACTGTTTATTAAGGTAAAGAAATTACCTAATACTACTATAATTCAGTTATCACAGATGAATCGGAATATAGAAAATCCTGAAAGAATTAACAATCCATCTATGCATTATCCAATGCGTAGTGATATCTCCTCTGCTGATACTATGTTTCATGCGTCTGATTACGTTATATGTATTCACAGACCAGAATTACTCAATATACAACAGTATGGGCCAAATCGTTTACTAGTAAAAAACAAAATCTATCTGCATATCCTTAAAAATAGGGATGCAGGAGAATGTGCAATATTAGAGTTTGATAATGATTTGAAATACAATAATTTAATTGAGACTATACGAGAAGAAGAACCAGCAAGGAAGATTTCGTTTAGTAATAACAATTAAAAAAGGCTGAAAATTATGAAAACATATACATTTAAGTTACCGAAAAACAACAATAGTGCAGATATCTATAAAGAAAAGTTGATGAGTCGAGTTGTTAATGCTTATCCCTGGTTGACAGTAGAAAGCAACTATGATTATCCTAAATGCAACTTTGGCATTGAACATGCAGGTGCAGGTGATTACATTACTTTAGGAATGAGTAAGACTCATAATATTGGATGGATGTTTGAAGAATGTGCAAATTGTCCGTTCAAGTGCTTTACTGATGGTAGCATTAACTTTGATTTGGAGAAAGAGTTCTTCAGTGCAATGAATGCACTTGATATCTATGCAAAGAAGAATTATCCGTTTAAGAAGGATTATGACTTTGAAGATGAATTCGGTACACCGATTAAGATTTTCGATAATTTCGTACAGATTGGTTATGAAATTATCCCGATTGCAACTGGTTCATTGAATCATTTGAAACCGAAAACTAAGAAAACTATTATTGACATCACGATTAAGATTAAAAATAGTGGTTTGTTCTAAAAAATATTAAAAAAATATTTGTCCGTATTATCAGTGATTACCAAAGATTCTCAGTAAGAATACAAAAAATAAAGCTTTTTATGATTGTATTACCAAAAGAGAAAGTAAAAGCTAAAGTAGAAAATCCTAGATTTTTAATAATTTTTGGCAAGCCCAAGGCTGGTAAGACTACTTTAGCTTCTAAGCTAGATAATAACCTAATTATTGACTTAGAAGGAGGCTCTGAATTCCTTGAGGCATTAGCAGTACAAGCTAGGTCTGTAAAAGATTTAGGAGAGATTGCAAATGCAATTAGAGAAGAAATTAAGTCAACAGGAAAGAAACCGTATAAGTATATTACTCTTGATAACGCATCTCGACTCGAAGAAATATGTCTAAGTTATGCAGCTACATTATATCGTCAAACTCCAATGGGTAAGAACTACCAGGGTAATGATGTTAGAACATTACCTAATGGTTCTGGATATATGTATTTACAGCAAGCTGTAAGAAAAGTTATAGATATGTTCAGAGATCTTTGTGATAACTTTATCTTAATTGGTCATCTTAAGGATAAGATGATTAATAAGGAAGGTGAAGAATTATCTGAGATGTCTCTAGATTTAGTTGGTAAACTTGCTAATATTATATGTGGCGAAGCTGATGCAGTAGGCTATGTATATAGAAAGAAAAATGAAACTCATATTTCTTTTGAAGGAGGAGATAACTCTGTAAGAGAAGCAAGAGCGCCACATCTAAGAGGTAAAAATATTGTTATTGCTGAAAGTGATGACAATAATAATATCAAGGTATATTGGGACAAAATATATTTGCCTGAATAACTTTAACCGTATTTTATATCAGTTTAAAGAATTAAGATTATGATTTATAGTACAGAATTAGCAAACCAGATACAAGAGAGTAAGAATAAGTATTTAGAAGCAGGTATTCACGAAAATGTGAAATTTGTTAGTGCTAGAGTTGATAAGTCCATTAATGGAAACATCTTTATTGAATTTAAATTCGAGAAAGATGACCAGACTATGACTCATACTGAATGGGAATCTACTAAGAAACCTAATGAGTCTGAAGAAGAATATCAGGCTAGAGCTACTAGACAAGTAAAGCGTATTCTACAGATTTTAGGATGTTTCTATCCTAAAGAAGTACTTGTTTTTGCAGGCGCATCATTTAATGAATTTGCAAACTGGGTTGTTAACTTACTTAATGCAGCAAATAAAGATATTTTACTTAGAGTAAAAATAGTTTATAATAATAAAGGCTATACTACTTTGCCTACTTATTGCAAGTTTACTTTTATCGAACCTATGAATTTACCTGAAGGTCAGAAGAGTAAGATTACAGAGTTGAATATTGACTTGTTCGTTCGACCTGTAATTGCAGATAAGGAAAGTAAAGAAGAGAACCCGTTAGAATCAATTTCTACAGAAGATTCTAATACTGGTAGTGATCTACCTTTCTAATAGTCTTTAAACCAGTCAGCCTACGCTAGGCATAATATAGCGATACGTGAGTAGCATGCCGCTATGTGAGATAAGAAGCAATCGACGGTAATACGCCGAATGTGAGGTGTGACGGAGGCATCAAAATTCATAGAATAGGGATAGCATGCACTCACGTTTTAAAGGGGTATTAGTTTAATGGTAAAACAAGGTAGCTAGAAATAGCTGACTATTATAATAGAGCCAATATAAGCAAGCTTATTCTATTATAATATGCCTATATTGCAGTTCGATTCTGCAATACTCCACAAATTAAAATCTATATCATATGCTATACGACACTACAAACATAAAAGATGAAGTGAATATTACTCTAGATTATATATTATCTAAAGTAACAGAATATGATATATATGCAGCGTATATTGGTAATTTTAAAGTAGGTATGATCTATAATAGTCCATTTAGAAAAGATAAAAATCCATCATTTGGATGTTTCTATAGTAGAACTACTAAACAATTAATGTTTAAAGATCATGGTACAGGCGATTGTGGTAATGTAATTAAATTTGTTTCATTACTTACCGGTTTAACTAATTATTCAGATATACTTAATAATATAGTTAATAAGCTTAAAATTACTAATAATACGCAACTCGTTAGCTCTAAGCAATACATACCGTCAACAGAGACAGTAATTGGTGTAGTAAGACAAGACTTTACTTTAACAGACATCAATTACTGGTCTCAGTTTAATATTAGTATTAATACTTTAAAGAAATTTGGAGTAAGTAGTATTAAATATTATTTGTGTAATGGTATTGTAAAGGGTATTTACAAGGACACTAATCCTATGTATGCTTATAAGGTATATAATCATTTTAAGATTTATAGACCTTTAGCAGATAAATATACAAAATGGCGCAATAACCTGACAGAGAATGATATTCAGGGGTTTAAACAGTTACCTAAAACTGGAGATATACTCATAATAACAAAGAGTATGAAAGACGTCATGTGTTTATACGAAATGGGGATACCCGCAATATCTCCATCGTCAGAATCAACTTTTATACCTGATAAGGTATTAGAACAGCTTAAAAAGCGTTTTAAACGTATTATTATACTGTTCGATAGGGACGAAGCTGGCGTAAAATATCTTCGCAAAATGAGCCTTAAAACAGGCTTAGAAGGGCTTTTAATCCACAAAAAGTTCAAAGCGAAGGACGTATCAGATGCTATAAAAGCAAATGATTTTGAAACTATTAAAAATTGGCTTTATGAAAACATTAAAAGATAAACTAAAAACATTTTGGAAAGGTTTTAGAAAAGTTATATCAAATCTAATTTGCATTCCATTTATATTAGCTACTATAATTGTAGCTATGATTACAGTAGGAACATGTAAACTAACTAACATGCTACTACAATTAGATGATGATATTATAGAAACCTTTGGAGAATGTATTTATGAAGCAAAAGAAGAAATAGGGAAAAGTACGCAACGCAACTCCTAATATATATGACGGAATAAAGTTTAGAAGTAAACTTGAAACATACACATATAAAAAGCTGAAAGAAGCTAAAATCAATGCAGATTATGAACAGCATAGATATGAACTTCTTCCAGCTTTTACTTTTGGAGAAAAGAAATATAGGCCAATGACTTATTTACCTGACTTTGTAGGAAATAAGTTTATTATTGAATGTAAAGGTTATCCTAACGAAGCATGGCCTTTACGTGAAAAGCTATTTAACTACTATTTGTATAGATTTGAACCTAATATAAAGTTCTATGTAGTACATAATCAGAAACAAGTAGACGAGTTAATAAAACATTTAAAAGAATGTTAATTTTTTGTGCAGTATTAATATACAAATTAACAATAAGTTTGCATTATGAAAATATGTGCAATTAGTGATTTACATGGTATACTACCTTCTGTACCAGAATGTGACGTATTATGTATTGCTGGTGATGTAGTAGATTTACTTGTTCAACGTAGTTCTGATGAATCAGATGCATGGTGGAGTACTGCTTTTATTACATGGGCTGATAAGCTATCGTGTAAAAAGATATTTGTAGTACCAGGAAATCATGACATTTATATTGAACAATTATATGACGGATTAATAAAAGATACTACTTTACAGGAGTTTAAGGATAAAATATCTTTACTTACTAATGATAAGGTGGTATTTCTTATTGATGAGTTATATGAATATGAAGGAGTAAAATTTTATGGAACTCCATGGATAGCTCCTATACACTGGCAAACATGGGCATTTGAAGATACTCAACACGAATACGATGAGTATGTATGTCCATATGAAAATATACCTGATTGTGATATACTTATTACTCACGAAAATCCAAACTATAATGAAAAGCTTGAACATTACTGTTTTGGTAAATATAAGCATCATTTCTTTGGGCATTGGCATAATGGTATATCATACGGCCATCTTAATCAATATAACTGTAGTATTTTAACCGATAGTTATAACATAAGAGAGAGGCTTAAGATAGTAACTATTGATTTTGATTTAGAGAAAAAATCAGATAAATCTAGAGAAGATTTACTTTTTAATCTCTTAGTTGAAACAATTAAACATAAAACAGAAGAAGAAAACGAAGAAGAACAATGATAATTGATAAACCGTATTATGAAGATAACACGAGAATATCAAATTCTTCTATAGGTTGGTTTCTAAAAAAAGGTCCTTTATACTTCCGTAATATGCTCGATGGTAAGGAAGAAGGATTAAAGTTACCGCAGTTAGAAAAAGGTACTATGATACATGAGTATATACTCCAACCAGATGAATTCTGGAATGATTATACAATACTCGAATATGAAGTACCTAAAGTAAAACAGCAAAAAGATTTCTGTGATTGGTATTCTATATTTAAAGATACTAATCCATTAGAAGATAATGATAAATTATTATTAGATTCTTATAACAAGGCTTATAGTAATAAATTATCTGAAGATGCTAAGTTATCTATTGCTAAAGATTTTGCATTAAGATATGATGAATATATTAAGTCAAAGTCTTTGAAAAATAATAAAAAAGCAATTTCGTTTGCAGATCTTAATATGTTAAAGACAATTAAGTCTAACATTGAAAAACATAAGAAAGCAAATGAATTACTAACAGACACTCCAGGAGTAGAATCTCATAATGAGTTTCATATTAACTGGACATTTCCCATTAAGACAGATAGTCTTAAAATGGATGAAAATAAGACCTGGTATGCACCTTGTAAGTCATTACTTGATAGATGCATATTTGATCATGTCAATAAGAAAATTATTCTAATTGACTTAAAAACAACATCAGATGTCTATAACTTTAAACATTCTGTAGAAGAATTTGATTATTATAGACAGATTGCTTACTATTTGTTAGCTATTACATGGTATATGAAAGATCAAGATATTGATATTTCAGATTATGATTGTGAAGCATACATTATAGCTATACAGACAAATGGTAATTATGAAGTAAGAGTATTTAACATGTTTAATGAAACAGAGTTAGACTCTCGTAAAGATACTATTATCAGTGCATTATCAGAACTTTCATATCATTACCAGACTAATAATTGGGAGCATACTCGCAGTTATTACGAAGGAAATGGTACTGAAGAACTTGAATGATGTTAGTATATATATAGTTCCATTATTAGATGATAATCTTACATGGAATGATTTAACTGTAGAGAGCGGTTATATAAATGCATATACTACAGATAAGAACAGACCTTTTTTAGAAGAAAAGGTCTTTCTTGTATACGATAGTAGCATAAATACTAAAGAATCTATAGAACGGTTTAGAAAGTTTAAGAAATTAGATTCTTTATATAATACTAGATATATTACTATAAATAATAAGCATTATACCATTTATTGTTTAAGTAATCCTAAGTATAAAAAAGATATTAATAATCTTCAATCTACAGGTAAAACATACAATGTAGAAGCTGCATTAGAAATAAACAGATTTTGGGCAAACGTGCCTGTTCCAGAATTAGCACAACGATTATTTCTAAGTACTTATAGGTTTGGTGATACTATAAGTGCTGAATTACCTGAAGAAGATTATTATAGTTATGAAGAGTGTGATGAGCTCTCATAACAAAATAGGCTGAGTATTAATTTACTCAGCCTTCTTTTTTACATTGTATCTAACGAATTGATAATTTAGATAGAAACTTTTAGAAGTTCATTAACTAATTCTATAGATAATTTCTTTTTGCTTTCGGATCTGTTGCTTCCATTATACTCTTGAATGGAGTAACTTTAATTATATTCTTAAGTATAACAGGCAATCCTTCATATGGCCCTCTATCTATAATAGTAAATGGAGTTCTATCACCTACATATGACGCAGGATTAATTAGATTAATAAAGCTAGATGCATTATCAAACCAATTGAAAGCTGCTGTAGGAGACTTAATTAATGAAATAAATTCAAATGGATTATACATAGTTCTAAATTCAAATGCAGAACGCATTGCAAGATAAGTAATAGACTAGTTCAACCAAGTATCATATTCATCATCTCCATCTACAATAGTAGCTATAGCAAGAGCAACAGTAGTAGAAGCGGCAATTAGTACTAATTCATTTAATACTCTCCTAACTGCATACTATTCGTAATCTTTTAAATTATTATAGTCAGCTAATAGCTAAGCCATAGCAAAATGTCTTTGACCTATAACATTCTTCAAGAACTTACTAGTAGAACGATAATAACCCTCTTCTTCTACTCCTAAATCAAGATTAAATTGTTTTCTTTTGAATCTATCATGTAGTGCAGATATCATAAAGTTACGATGTAGAACAATATAGGAAGCTATAGAATTAGCATGTACTGCCGCTTTATCTATTTCTCTTAAAGTACCATCAATTCTCTAAGTAAGTATATTAATTCTATTTCTTACTTCATTCTATAATTTATCTGTAACGAACTATTTATATTTACTCTATACTTTTATATTACCGTCTTTGTCTTCAGTAAAGACATCATATAAAGTTGTAGATAGTTGTTCAAATTTAGTACTATCTGAGTTAAATTTGTTAATATATTGTTGTTTAGTCATAAATCCTTCCCCTTCTACAAATCTATAACTATGATATATACTTATTACTGTGTGACTCTTAACAGTATAATCTGATTGATTATAACCAGCAAACCAGAAGTTCTGATTTATAGCTCTCAATACCTAACTCTAGTCTAATCTATCAAATATTTCTCTATTGTCTTTTACTACTTGATTTAACTGTAATAAGTAAGCTAATTTACCTTTAGGAACAGGATTACCTATATTAGCCATTATATCAGGTAATTGTCTAGCAAATTCACTAGAAGCAAATTTAAGGTCATTAGTATCAAAGAATCTACCCATTTTAGCTTCTAGTGTAGTATAAGTAGCATCAGTAAAGAAGGAAGTTCCAATAGACCACAAGTTACCTGATAGGTTTACTTTAGTAACAAAGCCTCTTATTATATCTAATGTCTTACCTAAATTGATTTCTTTGTCTAATACATTTATAGTAATTGGAGTTTTATTTCTACCATACATTATTCTATCAACTAATAGCTAAGCTTGTTTATATACATTAGCTGAACCTGCTGTTTTTAATTCCTTTTTAGTTCTAATCTGCATGTTCTTTAGAAGATTAAGTAAAAGCTCAACGTCATCCTATTGTTCTACCATATTATTATAGTTAGTAGCCATATTATAGTAAGCTATTACTGAAGCAACAGCATCAGTAGATATCTCATTGGTATCATCTAGCATATTTATAAATCTTGTAGGTATTACTTTAATAGGATCTCCATTAGGCATTGTAGTAAAGTCCTCTACATAATCAGTATCATCTACTCTAGTTACAGCTATATCATCAAATACATACTTTAAAGCATTAAGTACATTATCCTTTCTACCTAGTACCTACATAAATCTAGCTGGTATCTAAGGCATTTTATCTTCATCACTAAATGTTAAGAAAGATATATACTCGTTAGCCTTTTTCATAGTATCAGATAGGCTATCGTAAAGCTTCTTTAATTCAGGTTTATTCATTACTTCTTTATAGGCTTTACTATTGTCATAATACTTCTTGTTAGGCTATATAGCAGGGCCAGCTGGATCCCAATCTTTATTAAACCAATCCGACTGTTGATCTAAAGTAGAATATTTACTCATAGGAACGTATTCCGTATACTTTTCTAATAACTCATCTTTAGGTTTTAATTCTGTATAATAAGAAGCAGGATGCATCTTACCTCTACCGTCTTCATAATGATTCTTATTAAACCAGTCATTATATGCTTCTGTACCAGACTATCTAGCATTTTCACTATCTTTATAATACTATTCAGTTGGAACTACTTCTGCTATATCACTGAATTTTTTATCAGTCATATTTGTTTCAGCCCAAGTATATAATCTGGCTATATCATTATCAAGCTTTAATAGCGATTCTTTTTCAGAATCAGACATCAAATTTGAATCAATTTTACCAGTACGAGGATCTTTAAATAACTATTGAAATTCTCTACGCTTTTTAATAGCTTCTTTATATTCCTCAGTTTGTTCTACTTTGCCCAAACTATCTAGATCATCATAGAACTATTGATTATATTGCTTTCTTAGATTTCTTGATTCCCACAAAGCTAATTGAGCTGATCCTTCGCCATATTTAGCTACTATTTTTGCTCTATCTCTGTTATAGCTTTCTTTATCAGTCTTATATTTTACATGTTGCTGTACTACTTCATTGAAAGCATGTAATTCATTAGCTATAATTAAATCATCTCCTGTTTTTATACTACCGTCAAGATTATATCTATTAGATAATAACTGTTTCTATTTACGTAGACTAAGTAAAGCGTTATATTCTGATTCAGTTAAAAGATTAACATATTCTACTCCATCTACTGTAATTGGATCTACTATAGTATTAATGTAATTGTTGATTTCATTTATAGCATCTCTAGTTTTCATAGAAAGCATTCTATTCCTAGTAGTATAATACTCAGGTTTATACTTTCTATTAGCTTTTTCAGAGTAGAATTTGTTAACTCCTTCAAACCATTTTCTTTGAGTATTTTCATCATTAGGCATTACGTATTGATCATGCTCATCTTTCTGAATGTTAAGTTTACTGGCTAGATTACTCAAGTATTCTTTCTAATCTCTTTTAAATTGACCTTTATTAATAGGAGATACTCTTAAACCAGTATAAGTACCGTCATCATATTTTTCATATAATAATTTCTGTACATCGTTACCGTATTTTTCTTTAGCTACGTTTAGCTATTTTACTAGCTCAGTACCTACTTCTAAAGTATCTCTATCTGTTTTATTTACAGTATTCTAGAGCATGTTAGCTATAGTCTGTAACACCATATTATCACTATTGGTAGCCATTCCAAACCAATTCATAAATATACTAGTATCATGTTTTGGATCATCAAGCCAAGCTATAGTCTTATCTATATAATCTTGTGGTACAGCTCTAGATTGTAAATATTCTTGTAAGAATTGATAACCTTTCTCTTTAAGAATATTAGTAAATCTGTTATTAATTACTGTTAATTGCTATACTATATCCGCTATATTCTACTTTATAGTAGCATAGTCAGGTAATTCTTTAAATATATCAGTAGTATCTACTGCATATTGAATTTGATCAATAAGAGGTTTGTAGAATCCTAAATAGTCGTTAGACAACTATCTAATTTGTTTAGCATTAATCTATTCTATTGGCTTAGATAAGAACTTTATACTATCTCCTATAGTATCATTGACATGTTGAACAAATTGTAGTATTCCTTGTTCTGTTTCAGATCTAGATAATTGAGATATTACTGTAGATATTTGATTCCATACTTTAGGATTTTTTACATTATAATGTTTAATGGCGTTTAATCTATCTTTTAATCCTTTTTGTATTTTATCATATAATTTGTCTATCTACTTCTATTGATTGTTATCTAACTTGTTAAATTCTTTTCCTGTGTACGTTTCTTTAAATTCATTAATACTGTATATACTTATTTCACCCTAGTTTACTTTATTTAACAAATTTATAGTATACGTCTACAATTCTAATAAATCTTTTGGTAATCTGTTATTATTTTTACCAAAGAACTCTTTAATTACACCAGATATCGCTTCCCATATACGTTGAAATAAGTTTTTGTCGTGTTTCTCTAATTCACTTCTAAAAGATGAATTGGATAGAAATTCATTTAGAAATTCATCACTCCTATCGTCATCCCCTAATCCATACCATTCACTACCTAATTTTTGCTTATATTTTTCTTGTAAAGTATCTAATGTAGTTTTGAATTCAGGGTTATTTTCATATTCTTTCATTAAGTATATATGTAGCATCTCGTGTGCAACGTCTTCAGCACTCTGTTGTGTAGTTGATGATTTAATAATATCTGTATACAAATATAACGCAGCTCCAGATGACGCTCTTACTCCTCCTTCTTTACGACCTTCACGGATAATAAATGGTCTATTGGCTTTGTTTAATTTCTTAAGAAGTTCTTTAGTTTGAGATTTTACATCATTGTGATTAATAAAGAAGTTTACTACATCCACAGTATCCGCAAATTCTCCTAACTATTCCAATAAAGTGTTAGAAGTATCCTGTTTAACTTCATTTCTTTTATTGTAAGCTTTAATTAACAGCTCACCATTTTCATCTACTTGTTTAGATAATTCATCTGATAATTGTGTTTTAAAAGCTTCTGTAAAGATTTCAGCCTTTGCTAGGATAGCTTGTTCACGATTATTATCAAACTAGCTTAAAAGGTCTGAAAATAGTTTAGAATCTTCTCCATTAGAAGCTTTATCTAATCCATTGCCTTTATTCTAATCCCAAAGGTAGTAGGCTCTATTTTCACCTACTACCTCTACTAACTCCTTCCATTCAGGAAGATTTTTATTTGGACAATATTTATTCATATTATAAATTACATATAAATTTGTTAATCAAACCTTCCACTTCTTCTGGAGTAGTTGGATTTTCTTTACGTAATAATTGAGTAAATTCTTCTATTTTATCATCTATTTTAGATGCTAAATCTGCGTTATCCTTGCTTAATTCAGTTAAGTATTCCTTCATTTTATACAAAAGATCAGCCTCTAACTAAAGAATGTTTTTAGAATCGCTGTCTTTACTTTCGTCAGCTTCACTAAGTACTACTCCTTGTTCACTTTCATCTTTATCGTCTTGCTCCCATTCAAACACCATATCCTATTGCTCTTTAGCATAATTCATATTCTAATAGGGCGGAAGATCAGTAATCAAATGAATATCAGAGTTCTACCAGTTAGGCTTACTATACTCATCAGACATGTCAGCTAATGCTTCTTGATTCTGTAAAGCTTCTGTATAATCCCATACGTTTTCTCTATTAAAGTCAAATTGAGATTCCTTACCGTATTCTACTACAGTGTGGCCTCTATATTTGTATCCTTTCTTAGATACCAACCCATAAATAGGTATATAGTTCAAACGTTTAGTATCTGGATCAACAGCTTGTTTATAACCTATGAGAGAATACACGTGATAATTAGCTGGAGTATGACCTAAACCATCATTTATTTTAATATAAGGATAGAATATAGGGAATTTGCCTTCTATTAGTTTGCCCTCAGCATTAACATAAGTCATTGATAACCAATTGCTAGGTCTAATCGCAGGTTTATCTGTTTTATCCTGTCTTTCTCCCATTATAATATTAGGAACCACAGACTAATCATTTAACGATATAGAATATAATTTAGCTCCTTTCTTGTTATATAAGTCTACTGGTTTTACTAGTTTGTCATTCTACCAATTATTTAAGAATAAATCATCTCTTACTATAGATTGATCAACTCCATTAGATAGTTCATCTAATTTAGTTTGAATATAATCTGTATAACCTATTGACATTTTATAACTATTAGGAACATATTGGAAGAATGAATTCATAGTAGGATTATCTCCAGATGTAATAAATGCATATACTACTAAATCCTTAAATAATTGACTTACTTTAGGCTCTGGATCTTCTAATAACTCTCTCCAGTAATTTATCAGATTGTTAGCTTGTGACTGATCAGAATCCAATAATGATGAAGTATCAATGAAATCTAATCCATTATAATCTATATTGGGTATCAAATAATTTATGAAATCATTGTTAATAGTGCCATCATTGTTTAAGAATCTACTCAATTTAGGATTACCTTTCAATATTTCATGTTTAAAATTATTAATACGTTTAGCCATTGACATTTTCCCAGTAAACATACCATTAATGTCTATACCATTCTGATATATGAACTGATTGAAAAATCCACTCTTAATCTGAGCTTCCATTCCTGAAATAAGAGCATTTAACAGTTTAGAATCAGCATTATTCTTTCTACCAAGTAATGATAGCATTATGTCTTTCTTACTTAAGAAAGTGTCAGTATTTCTAAGTAACAGATTTTTAAAGATAGAAGTACCAAATGGAATACTGTTTTCAGTTTTCTTAGCAATAAAAGTGTCCTTATAGAATCTTTCAATTTCACCATCTGCAAAGTTAGAATCTTCTGTCATTGCCCACATACCATTATAGTATGTTTGTTGTTCAGCAAATGTCTTACCAGTTTTCTTAGTATCTACTTTAGAATACTTAACCAAATTAGCCAATGAATCAGCATATGGTTTTAATGCTTTCCAAGCATAATATATACGAACCTATTCTTCGTTAAAGTTACTTATTTCTTCTTTATTTAGCTTGAGTAACTCTCTTGTTCTAGATGTATATTCACCATTTTCTTTCTGATATGTGCTAAATAAGTCTTGATATTCGTTAGCTTTTGAATTTTCATTGCCATTTATAAATTCATATTTTTTCCTATATTTCTTAGTAGGATCATATTTATCAAGTACTGATTCAATTGCTTCATTTTCCAACTGAGTAGGAGTCTTAGTTCTATCTATACCATACTTACCTTTAGTCTTTATTACAGCTTCTGCCATTTCTTTAAGAATGGGTTGAGCAACAAAGTAGAATGTCTGCTTACCTTTACCAGTACGTAACAAGAAAGAAACCATATTGTATGTCCATGAATTAACATTCAATCTTACAATATAAGGGTCTTTAGCAATATCTACGAAACCATTGATCATAGCTGATAACCAGTCAAGTATTCTACCACCTTTCTTCATGCCTGCCACTGGAGTATCGTATATACCACCTATATTCCATATATTTAGAGTATTGGTGAACACATCTCTAACCATGCTAAGTTTAGTAAGCTAAGTAAGAATGTGATGAGCATTATTCAAGGCAAAAGGTCCAATACCAGCCTTACCACCAGTATATTCAGCCTTTCTAGCTTCTTGATATGTAGGTGAATATACTTCAAATGGAGTAGGATGATAACTACTAGGTCCTTCTATATCTCTAAGTACCTCCTTAACATTCTCTGTAGCATTATCAATAGACAATTTAAGAGAGTTAGTATTATCTCTAGTAAGTAATACCTTTAAATATGCTTCCAGCATTTCATTCTTTATAGAATTACGCACTTCGTCATACTTAAGAGAATTACCTTTGTTAAACTTGACACCATTCTTATTATATGCAAATCTAGCTACATACAATTTATCAATATCGAAGTCAGAACCAGTAAGCTTAGTAAAGTCTTCAGGGAGCATAATAGTATCACCCATTATTTCAGGGAATACATCTACAAAACGTAATGGAGATATAGACGCAATAGACTGAGTAGGAATACGATAACCAATAGCGTTAGCTGTAGCTTTATCACCAATAATTTCATTGTCAATAAGCCATTGCCTAGCTTCTCTATATGTTAAGTTTTCATAATTAGGTATAAAATACTTAAACAAGTTTATACTTACTACTGAATCCATAGATCCTTCTTCATTAATAGACTTGAGTACTCTACCGTCATTTATCATATTGGGTGTTATTACTTTAGTAGAAGTAGCTTCTAGACCTAAAGTAGATCTTTGAATAAAGGCTCCACCTGGTATATGAACATCAATAACTTGTTTGTTGATCATAGAAATAAATCTACTTTCCAACCACTTGTTATCAGATAGAGAAGATAGAGGAATTATAAACTTGTTATTAGCTGTTTTAAGACCAGATAATACGTTGTCATTAGCATCCGATTCTCTAGCATCATCTTCTAGCATTTTAGCTAGTTTAGGTATATTAACACTACCATCTTTGTTAAATAATTCATCTTCTAAGTCTTTAACACCCATATCAGATAATTTATTCAATGCGTTCATGATAGTATCTTTGATTTCTCTACCAGTTACTTGTCTACCCTCAATGCCATATAAATCATCCATACGAAGATTGGATAGATTTACTTTCATAAATTGAGTACCAGCCATCTGTTCTTCATGTGTATGAGGATTAGTTTCTAACTGTTGTCTCAAGTATTTAAACTTCTGAGTATAAGTAACCAAGTTATTGAAATCATTCAAAGTATTTCCTTCTTCATTAATTAACTCATCAGTAACTTTAGCACTGAGAACAGTTTGCCCATCTCTTAGTTCTATTTCACTGTCTTTAGCTACTCTATAGAACTTCATAGGAGATCTAGAACCAGCTTTAACAGCAGAATCAAATAGAACCATATCTACTGGTTTACTAGGATCTGTCATTCTATCATACAGTGCCTTTATATCACCAGTAGCTATACTCTTGAATAATGGGAACAATGCCATCTTATTGAAGTAGGGTATACCTAATCCAGGTATTTCATTGAATCTAGTGCCAAATGCCATGTACTTCATAGCATTTAATATGACTTTATTAGCTTCAGCATACAATTTAGGATCAGAATCCCATAAATCAGCTGTATCTTCATTAGTAAGTATATCAAATGCTTTCTTTATTTCAGGAGACCATACTCCACGCATTCTAAGTAGATCTCTGGTCATATTAGGACTAATATATACAGCAGCATCTGCTACATTTATTCCTCCTTTATAACCTTCTACTTCTGCTTTAGCGGCTTGTTTAGCTATCTTAACTGACTCTGGATAGATTTTTTCAATTTCCTGAATACTTAAGTCTTTTACTTCATTCCAAGCATCTTCACCTTCTAGTTCTTGAATAGTTTCTTTAATGTTACCTCTAGTAAATAACCCTTCATATATGTAATATTGCTTGTCCATTATTTCATGGTCTTTTAATTCAGCGACTACATATTCGTCTCTAATTGGATCATTAAAGAAATCTAGTCTGTTATTCAAACCAGTAGAAGTAAGAGAACCAAGACGTTTAATTTTATCAATAGATACGTCTACAGGTCCGTGTTCATCATATTTTACTTTATAGTATGCAGGAGCGCCACTAAATAGTTTTTCAACTTCATTAATTGATATTATACTATTAATAGTATAGTCAGCTAGCATATCAAATATGGCATAACCTTCAGCATTAGTAGGATCAAGTTGGCTATAAAAAGCCTTTCTACTATTTAATTCGATATCGTCAAGTAGTTTGTTACGTAGACTCCATATATCGTTGTTTTCGTTACCTTCAATCAATCCTAATTCTTTAGCTGTAGCTATCTCCTGTTTAACACGTTGATTGATTAGAGAGCTTAAAAATGCCTTCTACGTGTCTTTAGATAAGTTAAAGAAATAGTCTTTAGCTGTCTGAAGATTTTCTTTAGCTGATTTCATAGGATCATTAAAACTAATGAATCCCTTAGATGTATTAATGCCAGTTAATAATAAGAATCTAGCTCCGTTTCCTTCTAACTTCTTAGAGTGTTTTTTACCATTCTTATCTTTCCAACTTACTTTGTTAGGAGTATGGAAGTTCTTTATTCTTCTAGAAGGTTCTAGCCAGTCATTATTAATAGTACCATCATCGTTGTAATGTAAACCGGTCTTTTCATCATAATGAGTTGGATCGTCATCTATTTGTCTTAAACAAAGCTCTATTTGATTTAATTCATCATAGCAATACCCAAGCAAAGTGTCCATACTTTGTTCTCCATACCTGATATAAGCGCCTTGTGGAGTAACATTAAAATTTATTCTTTCATGGGGCAATCTTATACCTTTAATGAAGTGATAAGTCTTTTTATCTGCTACAGTAGGGAATATGATTCTATCATTAAATACAGCTACCATTTTAGCTAAATAGTCCTCTCTATCAGTAATTCCAAAGTAATCTCTACCAGTATCTTGTGAAGTAGTATCTTTGAAGTTTATAAGAGTTTCGACAGACAGATCTTTATTACCATTCTTTACAGAATTAAGTATTATTGAATTGCCATTATATACTACGGAATTTAAGTTATCAAATGTATCTTTATCATTTACTATTTCATTAAGTCTATCTTTAGCAAAGTTATTTTGAGATACCATATAATAACTATTACCATCTGGACCATAACTACTTAAGCTTTTATCAGTAGCGTGTTGATAGGCATAGTAATTAGCAATTTCTTTGATAAATCCAGATGTATTCCATATTTGAGTAGGTTGTAACGACTCTTCTGCTACCTTTATAGGACTAATAGTATTATCTTTATTAATAGAATTCTTAATGTTCTCTAATGTTTCTACTAATCTAGGAACACCACCAAATTTAATTCTGTTTACTAAGAATGAATTTAATAGAGTATATTGGTCTAATCTAGGATTACCGTAATCTCCAGATAGCAACATTCTGTTAAGAGTAGGTTTATCTATTCCTATACCAACAGAATTCATCATACGAATAATAATATCTTTCAGATACTCTTGATTAGATGCTTCGTGTAAATCTATGTTGTTATCTCCTATTCTTAACAAACCTTTATTGTTAGTAAACGCATTTCTAATTCTGTTGAAATTATCTATTATAACACGTAAGGTTTGCTTAGCATTATCTGTTGCTACAATTGCTCCGCTTTCATTGTACTTAAATATACCAGAATTATTAAATAGGTATTGTGACCATACTCTAGGATAATTAGCTGCTTTTACATCTATAGTATTATCCTTTAGTTCCATTCTAGTAAATCCTGTTTCAGCATCTTCACTAATCTTTACTGTAATGTAGTTATTAATATCAGATGTAATAACAGTCTCTATTCTAGTAAGCATTGCTTCAGCTTGAGTAGCTACATTAGTATCAGTACTTAATGAGTTCTTTACTAAAGTAGTCAATCTAAGTAATAAAGCTTGATAGAAAGTATCACCATTCTTGGCAAAGAATTGTACTTTATCTATGATGTTGGATATAGTTCTACAGCCAGATAGATCTTTTAATATGTTTGTCCAAGCTATATTAGGATCTACGAAACTAGGGAAATGAGTATACTCGTCGAATTTAGTTTGAGGAGTGCCATCTTTACCTATTTCATATGCTGGAATAGTTTGGAAGAAGAATTTAACTTCAGCAGGAGCATTATCTCTAATAGATATATTCATACCTTCTACAGTATGCTGCCCTATATTCACTCCTTCTGTACCTTCTTCTATATTAGAAATAGTATCATTTTCATTTCTATCTACGGCTCTAATTCCTAACTATTTTAGCTTAACCGTAAGCATTGGTAGGATAACAGAATCAAATTTCTCTACTACTTCATTGATAACATCAGAAGGATACTTATAAGCTTGTGCCTGAAGTATAAGTTTAAGTCTATCAAACTTAGGAGCTTCCTTAGATAAATCAGAGTAGTTTATTGTCTTACCATCAGTAAATGATACTTGGAAGAAAGCATATGTCAAACTGTTTATAATGTCATTCAATTGTTTAACTGTCTGAATATGTTTAAATTTATATCCAGATACTTCCATGTTAGCTCCTTCACCTTTGTATATTTCTCTGAATCTAGCTACATTTTCAGTACTTGGCTTCAATCCATAATACTTACCTCTGTTAATAGCTGAATATATCTTAGCTAATCCATATTGACCAGTTCTAATCCATAACTTAATAAAGTCGTATATTCTTCTGAACCAGTTTTTAGTATCAAATCTGTAATTGCCTGATTCGTTTAGCATGAAGTCTTTAAACTGATCAGCTAATTTTTCATCAATTTGCTTATCAGTTAATCCTTGATCTCTATACTTTTTGTAAATTCTGTTTCTATGTTTAGGATCAATTAACAATTGAGATACTCTATGCCATGCCTCGTGATATTGAACACCTTCTGGAGCCTACTCTGAGATCTTTATAGAATCTTCGGTTACTCTACCTACTACAATATTACCAGCCTCTGTAACATCTATGACAGAAGAAACTATTTCTGGAGTAATACCTAAAGTAGATTGTATCCACTCTTCAGCCTATTCAGAATTCATTCTATTCTAGCTATTGATAGCCAATTCAGATACTTCCTTTTCGGTTACTTCCATATTAGGACCTTTTCTACCTTTACCGTCTAATATAGAAAATATTTCATCCAAATCTATAGTAGTTTGCTTACCTGTTTCATCTGGTAGAGTAATACTACCTCTTTTAGTTTCTTCCTGAACTTTTTGCTGAGACTGCTCTATTTTACGCTCTGCTGTCTTATCTACTAACATTACATCGTCAATGTAAATGTTAGCATCTTGTAAAGTATCAGCTACATCTGTAAGTAATATACCTTGTTTTATATACCAACCAAGTACACTAATACCATTAGGATGACTAGAGTCTACCTACTTATTACCATTACTATCTTTAGTAATACCAAAATCTTTATTAGTAAACTCTAAAACATTCGGTATTAATGTGATCTTATCTACATTATTGTTCTTTAAGAATAAAGCCAAAGGATATAGTTTAGGATCCTTTACTTGGGACTGTAAATCACCACCTAGATAATTAGAACTTAAACCCGATTCATCAATATTCCAATGGAAATTATCCATTATATAATTCTTCAGTCTTTCTCTAATTTCTGGTACAGTAGTTATATCATTTAAGTTATATACTTGTTGACCTACTACTAATTGATTATCTTCAGTAAGATAGAACTGCTTAGCCATTTTAGCTCTTACTTGTTCTGGAGACAGTCTAGTATCATTAGGATTAGTAGCTGTTTGAGGGCCAAAGTTTACTAAGAACTGTAGTACATTCTGTGGTGTAATATTAGTAACTGCACCATTTGCATCCGTATAGAATTGATCTTTAGAAGTAACTAAATTGATTATAAGATCAGCTACTTCTGGTTTATCTTTAAAGTTACCATAATTTAGTACTACACCTATTTGAGATGAACTTCCGTCATCTCTAGAAGTCTTAATCATCCATACTGGTTTACCCATAGGGAAGCCTTTAGCTGATATTACTTGGTTCTTAAAGCGAATTACATTGCCACCTAAACCACCTGTAGTAATACCTATCTAAGTATTTTCAGAATTAATTTCATACGGATCTTTAACAGTTAACCAAGAAGATTCGGTAAGATTTCTATTCTTAGGACTACCATCTTCATTCTTAAGATTTACAATTCTACCATTGGTTTTTCTTATGGTAGTAGGTACTATTTCTAAGTTAGGATTAGACTATACTTGTTTATTCAACTCTAGTACTTTATTACGTAAAGCACTGAGATTATTTACAATTAACTGTTGATCATTAAATGGTAATCTATTGAAAGCTCTATTTCCTCTAGCATACAGTCCTTCTACAGTTTTAATGCTAGCGATATATTCTTTACCTTTATAGTTAAATAAAGCATATATAGCGTCTGTAGTAGTACCGTCATCTTTAGTATAAGGTCTTACTACTATACGTACTCCGTTCTTAGTTACTTCTTTGATAAAGTCAGGTTGTCCAGATACCTCAGAGAATTCTTCATTATTCAGATACTGCTCCATACCTTGGAATTTCTTAGGTACTCTAATCCATTGTCCTTGCTCATTCTGCTTAGAATCAGTAAGTCTGTAGTTCAATTCGTGAGAATATGGATCTAATCTAGAGTCATAAGTTAACTCTTCTAATTGTCTGGGTTCAGTTTCTGTATCCTCTGTAACTTGTTGCTCCTTAATAACCTAATTAGGAGTTTCTAAAGCTTGCTTAGCTTCATCACCAAGCCATCCGCCAAGTATGTCGCTAAGAGTTGGTACGTCCTCTATAGTTAATGGTTCTGTCTTAGGAGCTTCTTCAACAGGAGATACAGGAGTGGGAGTTTCGCTAGGAACAGTAATAGGCTTTTGAACTTCTTTCTCTTTATTCTATATGTTCTGTTGTTCTCTCTAAGCTATTCCTTCTCTTGCTTCTTGGGCTAGAAGTTTCAACTCTTCAGCTCTAGCTTTTTCTTTACCTTGTAAGTTCTGCGATATTTTCCATTCACCAGAACTTATAAAGTCAGAATATGCTGTTTTAAGCAATTTTTCATCTATCTGTTCTGTTTCTGTTTCCTAAATAGGAGTGCTAGTAGGAGTAGATACTTCTGCTATAGGTTCTTCTACTGTTTTTGTTTCATCAGAAACAGGAACAGAAGTAGTAATAGGTTCTGGAGTAACTTCTTCTCCTTCTTCAACCACCTTCTCTTGTGTTCTACCAGAGTATAAGTCTTCTATATCTTGTACAAAATCATCTTCTTTGGCTTCAGAGTCTTTCCATTTATTAATCTTAGCCATTATAGATTTCTTATCATCTGAAGACATTAGATTGTTCTCTTCACGAGCTCTAGCTTGATCCAAAGAAGTCAATATAACTTGTTCTTGAGCATCAGCTAAATCCTGATGTATAGAGGGAACTTGAAAGTCAGTTTCAGTTAAATCAAACTGATTTAATACCTTTTTGAGTTCAGTATAGCTATTGAATAAAGACTCTCTATCTGTATTCAATAGGTTTCTAAAGTGTATAACATCGGCTTTAGATGTACGTAAATTGGTATTTTTTTCAAGTTCGTTAAGTTTAGTACTATTTTGCTTATAGTCGCTTATTAGTTGATCATAAACTGATAATTCAGAGTACAGAGATATAGCACTTCTTATATCTTCTACACTTATCTGTGAGCGTTGTTCATCAGATAGTTTAGCTATTACTCTTTCAATTTGCTTATTTACCTCTTCTCCGTTTAATATACTCTACAGTTTGTTATTTGCTGTTGCAAAATTTTTATCAGATTCTTCAACTAGTTTGTCATAATGATCCTTTAGTGCAATAAGTATATTATAATCATCAGTATTTGGTTCTATACCCAATGCTTCAGCTTGTTTTAATGCAGATTCAGATGTAGCTATGTTTCTTACTCTGTTAGCATTATTTCTTTCAGTCTCTATATCTTCTTGAGTAAGACCGTCAATGTTGGCAGATTGAAGATTATCAAATGATTGCATTAAGTTATTCCACTTATTATTTGCAGCCATTTCTGCATATACTATGTCTTTTCTTACTCTATCCTTTTGATCTAGTTTTTCAGCATATAAAGCTGATAATAGTTTATCTGCTTGTAATTGGTCTCTAGTTTGTAAGTAAGAAGTAGCAGCACCTATCCCACCAGTCATTAGACCACCAAGCAATGCCCCACCTTTAAAGTTTTCCATAAATTCTGCATCGTCTGAATATACAGAATCCCAAGGGGTAATTGCTGCAAATATAGATCTTGCTCCAGATCCTATGTTCTTAATAAAACTCTTTGCCAAATTAGGATTTTCTTCAAAGTGTCTGTCAATGTAGTCCTGACCTTTCATATATTGAGTGCCTTCTTCTGCACCTTCCATAGCAGAAGATATAAGAATTCTACCTCCTAAATCCAATACGGCTTTACGTTTAGTTATTTTAGGAAGTTTATCTACACTATCTATACCAAAGCTAGCTACATCATCTATACGCTTTGCAAATTCTCCTTTTAAGAAGCCTTTACCTTTATCATACTTTTCAGCTATAGTTTTTAAACCGCGTACACTTTTAGCCATTTTACCCAATGGTACAACTTCCAGCATAGTCTGTGTAGCATCCCAAGCAGACAAAGCCATATTATCAGTATAAAGAGACTTCATACCTTCAAAATTGTTAAGCCGAATTTTATCGAACTTAACGTTGTTTACTTTTACTTGATTAGTAAGTAATTGATCGTATACGTAATCATCATTATCTATCTATTCTTGAGTATAAGAACCCATTCTTTGCATTTCTGCTTTGGCATCCTTTAATAACTATTTAGAAATACCACTTTTATCAATTTGATTAAGTACTGATGTCTTATAATTACTATATACTTCTCCTTTGGATTCCCTTTCTCTACTGAATAGATTGCCTACTATTGCTGCTCCTGCTCCAACGGTCATACCTACAGCTGTACCTATAGGACCAAAACTAGAACCTATAGATGTTGCTGCATAAGTAGTACCAGTAGTAAGTATATCATTAGTAATAGTAGCAGCTGATGATCCCATTAATCCTGGCATCTTAAACAAATATGTATCTATATCAGTAAGATCCATACCAGGTTGTTGTGATTTTCTACGATAATAGTCAGAAGTTAACTTACTGTTGTACTCATCAGCATTATTCTGTGCAATATCTGCCTAAACTAAAGCTTGACTCTTCCTAGCATATAAAGTATTAGGATCTGAATAAGATCCTGTAGCTTTATCTATCTGTTCTGTTGTCTGACGATCTATTTCACTTAAAGCTGAATTCCAATTTCCGTTAATGAAATCGGTTTTCAGCTTTGTATTTAAAGAAGAGTCATTCAACTTATCATTTAATATGTTATTGTAAGCTTCTTTGTTATTGAGAATAGTATCAGACAGCAACTTTACCTACTGTTTTAAATCTTTATTAGTAGGATCTTGTCTTAATTGAGGAAGTATAGTGTTAATATCACGTACAGCTTGGATATAGTTTTTGGCATTTAGAATTGTGTTATAATCCTAATCTGCCATTACATAATCACCTAATGCACTATCTCTAATAACTTCATTTCTTTTAAGGTTCCAATCATTAAATGCATTAGATACCCAATCTGTAACTCCAAAATCATCAGGAGCACCCTCATAACGAGGGTTCTCCATAGTATGGAAATATTCTTCTACGTTAGCTTTTGGAGCCTAATAAGCATCGTACAAAGCTGTTCTCTATCTTATACTATCTGTTAATGATGTATCGTATACTTTTCTTTTCATATTATCTTATACTTCCTAATGTTTGTAATGCTGAAGTTCCATATTCATCTTTAGCTTGGGATGTACCACCTATACCTGTAGGTGAACCACCTTGCCATCTTTGATTTACTCTTTGCCAGAATTCTGGAGCATTGTTAGTACTTGGTAATGCTTTGAATATATCCATCTCAAAATATTCATGACCATCTTCTCCAACTACTTCTGTAACTTCTGAAGCTTTATATAAGTCTTTTAATGCAGTTCTGGTACTCTGTCTACCAAACGGAGCTACTAAGTTATCTGCAAATCCTTGTGTTAAACCTTTATCGCTCCAAAGACCTGTACCTAACGCTTGTTCTATTCTTTCTTTAGGTATTCTTATTTTACCAGATAATGCAAATGTTCCAGGTCCTACTTTAACCATTTTGCCTTCAGGTAAGAACTGTACATCAGATAAATTACCTGATTCAAGTACTTCCTTTAATGGGAAGCTTGTGTCTCTACCAAAACCAGCCACTCTTTCTGCTTTTCTAGGGGTAGTTTCAGAAGCAATTTGGAATACTGTTTCTGGTAATAAGAATCCTCTAGAATCATTAAACTGATATACATTCTTTGTGGTTCCATTTTCATCTTTTATTTCTTGTTGTGAACCACCTATACCAGTTAATAAATCGTCACTCTCAAGTAAGCTAACATTACCTTTAATCATATCTAGAGCAGAATTTACTCCTTTTAAATATCCTTGTTTAGAATATTCTTTGTTACCGCTTACTGATATAGGAGAGAAACCAGATGTCTTTTGGAATTCATCTCTAAGTATATGCTTGTTAGCTAAGCCTATCATTTGAGCTTGTAATCTATCAGCTGCATCTGACGCACTTCTAGCTACTATCAAATCATTATCATTACCTGTAGCTCTATAAGCATTAGAATACTGCATTGCAGCCTGATTAAGTTGCATATATGAGCTCATCATATTATCAATATTCTGAACTCCTTTCTTAGCATCTTGAGCTATTTTAGTATTTGGATATTTACTTATCAATCCTTCTATATAGTTTCTATATTGATCAAATCTAGAACCAATTCTAGATTGTACACTTCTAGTAATAGATTCATTTAAGAAGTCTAATCTAGTTGGATTAGGTCTAATTATCTCATCTCTACCAGTCCTACTCGCAGCAGCTTTAGCCTACACTAGCCACAACGGATCAACTGTTAATTGAGGTCTTCTAGTTCTATCTATCTAGGAAGAAGCAATCATATCTATAAATTGTTGTCTAGCTGCATCTGCATCTCCACCAGTATTTTTAAGCATCTATTGGTAATATTTCTGTCCTTGGGGAGTATTAATGAGATCATTATAATGAGCGTTAGCCACAGCGTATAGGTCATCCATGTTATTACCAGTTACTTGGTATTTAACTCCATCTTTCCATTGTACACCTAAACTACCAGGTTTTAAATTATCAAAGTAAGGATTACTTAACTGATTAGCGGTCATGAATTTCACAGGACTAATATCTTCAAATACTTTCTTAGTTCCTAATGTGTTATAGTTAGCTATATCAGATTCATCCCAATCTTCGTTATACAGCCCTTCTGCTTTCATCTTAGCCCTGGTCTATAACCCTAATCTAAGATTATCAGCACTTTCCTTAAGTAAGGACAAAGATGAATAATCGGTACTATTAATTAAAGACTGTAGATTAGCTCTAAAGGAGGCGTCTTTCATAGCATCAGGATTCTGGGCTATCTAGCTAATGGCATCCTGTACATCCTTTCTATTAATAGTTAAATTATACCAGTTCTGTGTATCTACAGCAGATGGGGAACGAAATTCCCCAAACTTCTGTAATGCTGTACTAAATTGTTTAGCTGCTTCATCTACTGCTGCTTTCTATGTAGCTCCTATTCTGTATAGTTCCCCAAAGTTAATAGGAACGTATGTGTTTAATATAGGGGCTTCAGCAGCCTAATCATATCTATTAGCTGTCATTATCTATTTCCTCCCTTATTTAACCATTTTTTAAATTGACTCATATCAGCAGAAGTAAAACCAGCTTGCAAAAATGGATCGTATAATTTAAGCATAGCATTATCTCTACTTCTTTGATTGCTCATTAATTCTCTATTTTGAGCCCACTGACTTAATTGACCTAAACCAGTTCTGCGAATATTTCTAGCAGTAGCTCTATTACGAGCATTAAGTTCAGATGCTAAGTTAGTAGCTTGAACCCACTGCTGTCCTAAGTTATTCATTGCGTTGGCATATTCCGCTTTATATTGATTATTTGCATTACTTTCAGCAGCTCTAGCAGCAGCAATAGCCTTATTGGTAGCAATTGCATTCTGTAATCTAAACGCCATATCTTGACCAGTATTAGTTCTCTATTGGCTAGCTGCATAATTGGCTACATTTCTATTAGTTTCTATATCTCTGAGTAGCGGATCAATATTGTATCTACGTCTACCCATAGTGTTAGTAATAGCTGTAGCATACGGGTTGTAATTAGCAGGTACTGCTTCTGAGCTACTAGTAAACAAATTAGACATTATAGGAGCTAAAGAGGCAGCTCCACTAATCAAACTGCTTAGCCCTTCTAATATTACAGGTTCCTCTTGTGGAGCAGTAATTACAGGTTGTACTGTTGCACCCGTTATAGTTCTAGTTCTAATATCTTCTGGAGCAGCATCTATGTCAAAACTTTCATCTATAGTATCCAGATTAGGTATTATCTCTGGAGCAGTAACTTTAGCAGTTTTAGGTATTACTCTAGAAGTATAGTTAGTAGTGGTTACTTTAGGAGATGCTTTTCTAGTAGCATTATCTATTTCTGATACTCTACCGTAATTATCCCAAGGAGCAGTAACGTCACCTTTCATGCCCCAAGTATCTCTAACTCTTGGTGTAGGGGCACTGACACCCATACTGATTTCACCAGCAAATCTAGGATCTATCATAAAACCAGCAGCATTATATCCAGCTGGAGTATTATCACCTCCTCTAGCAAAACTTTCTAGTTCTTTAGTTTTATTCTTAATGCCTTTCTTAGCTTTAATACTTTCTTGCATAGCAAATAGTTTGTCATGCATTGATCTATTATTCATCTCATTAAGCATATCTGCATTCTAAGCATATATGTCTTTTCCTTTACTTTTCTTTCTAGTCATTACTTTATCACCTAATTCTGCAAAGGTTTTATTTGTACCTGGTACTTTCAAAGTATTACTTAATATTCTACTTCCTTCAGGTAAGTTTACTAAATTACTATCTGTAGGTTGTCCTTGTTCTGGTACTTTACTTACTGCACCATCTGGAGTCTGTATTAGTTCTCCATCATCTACATAAGCCAATGATGACGGAACTTTACCTCCGTATTCAAATACATCAGTATCAAACTCCGTATTATCTTCATTAAACTCATTAGCTAATCTTTCTGTGCCAGCTACAGCTTCTCTATTTTGAAATGCATTCAATCTTATAGCAGCTCTACGTCTTCTTAGTTTCTTATTTCCAAAAGCTCCTCTTAAACCAGTACCTAAAGTACCTTCATCAAAATCAGTAAATGAAGTCATTTCTGCTGCTTTACCTTTCTTACCAATAAGACCAACTGCTGCACCAGCAATACCACCTACTAAACCACCTACAGGTCCACCTATAGTCATACCAAGTTGTGCTCCAGATCCTGCACCTTCCGCTATACCAGTAAGAGATTGCATAGTAGCCTCTCCACCAGTAGTAGCAGTAGAAGTCTAGAAAGGACTTGTCAATGTATTTATGGCTCCAGGTATTGCCTAAGCTATTTCTGATATATTTCCTATATTTGTATTAGCAGGATTATTCTTAATCATAAGATTGTTAGGGTTATTTGGAGCAGTCCCCCTAGCTATTGATGATTGTAATTCCTACATATTACTTAAAGATACCGGCAAACCAAACTACGCAGCAGGAATCTATATCTTTCTTTTCTTTGTATTCTTTTTCATATTAAATTCTAGAATATCTATAAGTAGTTGTTATCTAAGGCATCTAAAAAGAATAATCCTTATCTGATTTAAATTTATAATCACATATCATATATTTACCTCTCATTCTAGCAGGGAATGACATATTATCATCCTCTTCAAATGAATCCTGTCTTGGAACTGGTAATCTATAAGTATCTTCACGATAGTCAAATACTAAATCCTAACCGTCTTTATTGGCTACCTAGTGTTTAGTAGTTAATTTAATACTATCAAGAACATTATTGGTTAGTATTTTATTATTTGGATCTATAAAGTCTCCCTATAACTGAATATTATCAAATACTTTAGTATACTGAGGATCTTTGTTTACTACTATCTTTAATCTAATGTCTTTACTAGTATCACCAAATCCTTCTATATCTAATGAATTAATGATATAGAACTCATTATTCTTAGTTGTTACAATTTTATCTGTAAGAGGTAACGTAAAATCTGGATCAAATGTATATAAAGATGTAAATGCGTTTAATTTTTCATTATATATCAAAGACTTATTATACAGTCTGAACCATACTTCATCATATTTCTTATCATACAATGAATTAGCTCCTTTAGTCTTTTGATTATACATGTTATTCATATAAGACTGCACGTTACAATCTTTTGATATTATACTTATTCCACTTCCTGTAGATTTACATATTTCATTCTTATTAGAATCGTACCAATATATGCTATTACTAGAGTTAACAATACTTCTATCATTAACTACATTAGTACCATTTAGAGTACTCAAATAATCGTATCTATCCAATACTCCACCAGTACCTAATACTAGTTGTCCTACATTGTTATCTTGTATTAGTGATCTTTCATTTACAGATAGTATACCAAATGCATTATTCTACCAGAAGTATAGTCTATTGAATATACCTTTTATATTAGTTATCTCTCCATACTAATAATCTACATCTATAAAATCAGCAGGTTTAAATATAGACCAATTATCTATATTCTCATTTGTAGTTTTAGCTTGTGAAACATATACCCTATTAGCTGATTTTACATTTGCTTCATCATATAATCCTCTGGTACTAAATATTTTTCCATCAGGCTATGCAGAGTATGCATCATTATATAAATAATAAGGTTTACTTTGCGAATGATATGTACCTAATTGAACAGGTTCTATTTGCAAATATGCATCTACATTATTTGAAGCACCATTATATGTTCTATTAGTCATTTGCCCCATGGATAATTTCAAATTGATAGTGCTTTCTAATGGAATATACGCTCCGAAATAACGTTTTCGTTCAGACCAAGAATCACCACCAGAAGCTTCATTTCTTTGGAATATCATTTGAGACGGATAATCTAGAATCCCAATATAAGTATCTCCCCCAAAAGCATATACTACAGGATTATTCTTATCGCCATATGACCCTATAGGTATATATGTAGAACTAGTTCTAGCTGAATAAGTATTACCGTTATATGGTATTAATGGTTTTTTTGCATTAACTACAATTAATGGGCAATCATCATTAGCATGTTCATCACGATAAAATGAAATAGGTTGGATTGAAAGTATATCATCATCTGATACCTATAATATAAGACATGGACCAGCTGGGCCATAAGTAATTACATCTATATTATCTCCGCCTTCATAAAAATTACTAGCAGTCCAATTAGAATAAGTAATGTTACCTATATTAGCTTTATAAGGTTTTACTCCGCCGTTTAGTACAGCGTTGTATGGTATTATAGCTGGAAGTTTTGCATCTACTATGCTTTGTTCCTTTCCTATAAATTTAGAATTTACTCGAAAGTAGAATTTCTATATATAAGCACAGTACCAATCATCATTGTGAATTGCAAATACTTGTGATGCTGAAGCTGACGGATTATTATCAGAATTATATACTTTAGTTTTTGCTCTATTAGTTACATGAGATGTTCCTTCTGGTAAACGCTAAGCTGAGTTATTCATAGCTACCCAGTTTTGCACATTTGTACCTTGCTAATCTGTATCTTGTTTACTGAAATCAGATATAAGAACTGCTTCCTATCTAAGATATATATTGTCTTTAAATAGAGCTTCAGTCTTTTCTCCATTAAAACATACTTCAGGTGATATAAACCTCCAATAATTATCAGTTATATCTTCACTATCAATTCTTTTTCCAACCTTGCCTGCTCCAGATCTTTCTATTACCAACCCTCTACGTTTAGTATGTAAAAATGGCATTGGCCTATACTCATTAGTGTCTTTATTACTTTCTCCTCTGCCTATTTCTCCAGTATCGCTTGTTTCAACAATTTTATAATTATGTATTGGAGTGATAACTCCTTGTGATACAATGGTCCTATCTTTTTCTGTTCTATCACATCTTACTATTTCATAAGATACCGCATCAATAGGAAAGTTCTTTACCGTAAATTTAATGCCTATAGGTTTTGAGTACCAGTAACTACCAAATTGTGTAAGAAGAGGGGCTGTGACTAAATTAGGCATTCTAATATCTCCTATCCATAACACTGGAGAAGCTATAAATTTACTATTGTAAAATACGATACCAAAGCGATATACTTCATCTCGTTGATAACTTTTAAACAACGAAGCTATAATAGGATCAGCATAATTTCTTTGTCTATAAGCAGAAGTTATAGGTCTATCATATATTTTACTTCCATTTAATTCATAAATAGGCATAGAATTTGTAGTAAAACCGCTAACATCAAGTCCCACATTATTTGCCAATCCTGCGTCAGTAAGAGGAGAATAAGTTTCATTTAATTCTGTATTAATAAAACTATATGATATATTTAGCCCATTACCTCCAAGTTTATTTCCTTCTCCATATACATATTCTGTAGGCTGCCCAAAGCTAGATCTAGCCGCATTATAAGGGTTAATGCAATCATGATGTCTTGGAATTTTCCTCATAGCATCGTAATCTGTAATTGAGAAATATTCATAGTCATCAGGATTAGCAGTTTCTAACCTAACATAATTGTTAGCATTAGCTCTATATACTCTTGCATCGTATTCTACTAGATCATCGTTATCATATATCATTGGTATCCAAGACGTTTCTGTAACATTAGACGCAAATAGTCTGTTCTATAGAGAAGTAATACTGTTACATATAAAAGAATAGCTAGTAAACGCATTAAATTCTTCCTATGTCATAGTGCTTAATGCACTACTACCAGTATCAGTATAACTTATGTAATCTAAATTCGTATCTATTTCAATATCATCTATTACAGAATAAGTAGGAATAGAGTTGTTATCTTCATAGAAGATACGTACTATAGTACATCTATTGAAATCTTTAGTGCTAAGTTTTGCTCTTACTGTACATCCTTTACCTGTATAAGAGCCTTTCTAAGACCCTTCGTGATTTATTAATGGAGAATTAATTTCAGAAGCATCTAAATGTACTAAATTACTCAAACTAGATAATGAAGTCTATTGAGAGTGTTTATTATACAGTCTATAACAATACTGTACCATACCAGCTTGAAAGTTACCAGACACAATATCTGTAACTTCAAATGGTGGTAATATTGCATTAGGTATTATATCAATACTATCAGGATTAAGTATATTACCATCTGCATCTACTAAAGGATTATCGACATTAGGGTACTTTATATACTTATCACTCATAATGTTGATTACTTTAATAGATGAGTTTCCATCAGTAAAGTAAGCTTTAATATTGGACTGTGTTTCGTAATTTAATACTATACTTAACTGATTTGAATCAGCTTTTTCACATAGTTTTAATTTACCCTATAATACAACAGTACTAATTAAATTAGGAGAATCAAAATTCTCTATACGATATATTTTATTATAACCGTCAACTAACTTAGTAACAATTACTGCAATATCATTTATAGTAGCTGTACCTATTATTTCTTCTGTACCTTTAATGCTGTAATTATATTTCTTAGCGCCTTCTACACTCTAAAGAACACCACTAGTACTAGAATCATCAGTAATTATACGAACATCTTGACCATATCTATATTGATTATTCGGCAATATAGCTGCATCACTGTCCATATTCATACCACCATAAAATGTATTTATTTGAGCTGTATTACTAATCATAATCTATTCTAATTATAAAGTATTTGTTCTTCACCAGTAGTACTAAAGAAAGTATCATGGTCATTAAATTCTGGATAAAGCTTATGGTAAGTGTTTTTAATACTTTCCAATTCATCTACTCCAGGTAACATAGCTTCAGCATAAGCCTACTTTCTATAATAGTTCCAACTAGTCTTCATTTCTAAGTAATCCTATTGGGATATTTGTCCCTTTAGCTTTCTCGGATACATTAATTTTAATGTAACATACCACAATAATGCTTCTTTATAGGATTCCATATCTGGTATCATAGGCATACCTTCTTCATCCGTAAATATAGCATAATATTCTATTTTAATAAAACCAGTAGGTATATTAGTCATAATATAGCCAGGTTTAGTCATATACTATAAATCTGCGCTGTACATTGTACCATCGGTATGAGCAAACTTACCATTTACATACCTATTAGACGGACTAGCTACAGTATATTGGTTTACTAAAGCGCTTAAAGTATCACGCATATTAGAATCTGAATTAAGCTTATCTAAAGCTTCTCTATCAGATACTAAATTAAATAAGTTCTTTACTAAAGGTATTAAGCCAGCATCTGGTATAAGCATGCACGGTTTGTCAATACATTTGTCGTGGTATACTCCAAAACTAGATGTAGCTTTTCTCATAGGTAACCAACCACCGCTATTACAAAACGAAAATGCTACCTAACCAAGTTTATATAAATCACACGGTAAGGAAGCCTAATGACATTTAACAGGTAGTATAGATACCTTGTGTTCATACTGTTGTATAGCTCCAATCTTAAGTAAACCCTCACATATCCACTCTCGGATATCAGATATTTTAATTTCTTCTTCCTTTAAATCTAGGTCTGAAATGACCTTTGCCAGAACTGTTTTGGAGCTAATCATTCTATTATCTATCATAACTTATAATTCTGGATAATCTTTTAATTTATTAAAAATAATTTGAGCAAGTGCGCGTTTATTTTCTCTTGAAGCTATGAACTAATACTTGCTCTTATTAGTTAATAAACAGTTCTTTTTAGACCAATGAAATCTGTACTTGAAATAACCACTATGATCGTTTAGTAAATATACAGGTTTACCTGTTTCTTTAGTAGCTTTCCAATTCCATCTCAAACTCTTACATGAGAATTCCTTTGGCTAATGTTTTATTATCTGTAGTGTACCTAATCTGCAAGGTAATTTTACTTCCTTACAGTTCTACATTATTTCATCTCTAATATACTTAAAATAATCTGTTACTATTGCCTTATATGTTTTTAAGTCAACATCATACTAAGTATTAGTATCTATTTGATTCTTATAATTAATATAGAAATCAGCAATAGTATAGCTCTTTCTTTTATATTTTACTCTTTCTCTCATTTATTACTATATCTATTCTGATTATCGTCCTTAGAATCATTAGTAACATCACTAGGTGAAGCTACCATAACTCTTAATTCTTTCTCTAATATCATCTACACAATAATAGGTACCATAGCTGATGGAACTGGATATTCATCATCTGGGTTATAACAGGGTATGTCCTTAGTAGGATCCTAAAGTATTACATCTATACTTATGTACTCTAACTGATTAGAATCTCCTTCGACATATATCTTATTGTTCTTAACCCAAGCAATATAGTCTTTACATGTAGCTTTTCTATACTTCTACAATTTAGCTTTAGTATAACTACCTAACTATATTAGGTTACCAAACATATCCCGTACAGCTATTACTCCTGGTTTATATCTGAAATTGATTAAAGTAGGTAATTCTTTCTCACCAACGAATACAAACTTACCAGGAACTATTTGTACTCTGTCTAGATGAATAGGTTCTAATGTGGTGACATACGCTTCATCAACATCGTAACCTTTATCAATAGCCTACTTTATAAGCATTGCTCTATAATAGTGAATCCATAATTCAATCTAATGTCTTGAAATATGTTCTGATTCTGCTATATTATTATTACGAACAATCTATAAAATATTATCAATAAGATTATTAAGACTCATTTTATTAAATATTAACGTTAATACAGACTAAAACGCATTTTAAAGCCCGTAGCTGCATTTTATATGCTCACCCTTACAATCCCTTTAAATAACTAATAGCTCTTCTTACACAGCCTTAAAATAAAAAAAGGTTGATCTTATTGACCAACCTTATTCATTGCATCTTTCATATCCTATGGTAACATCTCTTTCATAGGTTGAGGAACCATTTGATTTGCTTTCCTTATGATATTCTTTAATTCGTTTATTTCTTTTTGAAGCTCTGTTATTTTTGAATCTTCTTTGTCTGTATCATTGGTTACCTCTAACTTATCTAATAGCTATTGACACTTAGACATTTCTTCATCACACTTTGCTATAGCTTCTTTTCTCTATTTATAAGTATTATACTGACTGCGTACTATCTCATAAGCTTTTACACGAAATATTCTATGCATATTATTATTGATTAATAATTATTGAATATATTATTTACTTAGGTACTTCTACTATTCTTGTACCTGTTACTTTGATAAGTGGATTGGTATTAACTATTTGATATTCTTTTGTTTCTATTTTCTTCCAATCAAAGTGCCAGAATCTAACCCAGCCATTTTTATAGAAATTCTTATACTCTTTCTTCTTGTATATAAGAATAGTCTATTGATTCTTTAAATCTATTTTGGCTGTAAGGATTGAGTCCTTTCTTCTAACTATGATAGTTGTTAATGGATTAAGCTTTAGTTCTTCTTCAAAGTCTATAGCTTCTTTTTTGATTACTGTCTTCACAGAATCTTTAATCTCAGTATTGATTACACTAGCGTCTGTTAGATTCTTGTCTTTGATTTTAAGTTCTTTCTGAGTCTATTTCAACTATAATAATAAACTATCATTACTATGGTTTAATTCTTCTATAGTAAGCTATAAAGTTCTATTGCGTTCCTAATTATTAGATACTAAATCCTAGTAAGCTCTAACATTAGAAGTAGCTCTGTTTAACTCTGCGTTTTTCTCCTATAACTAATTGTGCTAAATAAAAATAGTCGCAATAAGTAAACTGATTAAACCTACTGCGACTACTTTGAAATTCTTACTGCACCAATTAATTATGTTTAGTATTATTGGTATCATCTGAAAATTCTTTATCTAAACTGACATCTAAAATCTATTCCCCTTTTTTCTCAATTATTTTCTGGAGTATACCCCATATTTTCCAATTTGGATGAATCTTACCTAAATTCTCAAGTAATTGGAAAAACTCTACTAGAGCAATAGCACCTGCTACAAACTCTACGGCTGGTATTGATACAGAAGTTATAATAAAAGTTTCAATAGTAAATGCTCCGCATATAGCTACTATAGAATCTCTTAGCTTATAAAATATTTTGGAATATAATCTTCTAGATTGTCCTATTACATTACGGTACTTACTCTATTTCTTATTAGCTTTACATTCGTATAATGAATCTACTATTATAATACCAGCTAAAGCTAATATTGGAACATATACTGGAGAATATAAAGACAATAAACCACCTATAGCACTTACTGTAACTTTTTCAGCACTGCTAAACATGTTCTTAAATATAGACATTGTTTGTTCTCCTATCTGATAATAATTCATAGCTAAAAAGTCTGATAATGTAATCAAAAAAGTCCTAGAGATTAAAAGGGGGTAAATCTGCTAGGACTGATAATTTGTTTGAGATTTATTATTAAAACGTATAGTTTCAGTATAGGTTACTGATTTAAAATAAACTGTATTACTAACTAATAGCGCTTCTTACTTCTACCTTGTGTACTGTAGCAACTACGGATATTTAATTATCTTCTTTAATAAGTTAATGCTGTTTCTACCAAGAGGTAAGGTCTCGTTCCTCTAATAAAACTACGATAATCACTGATAATATTTGGTAATTATGCTTCAGTGTACTCACATTACCATTGGCATTACTAAGACCATTGTTAGAATTCAGATTGAATAAACCTGTATTAGAACTATTGCTAGTGTTAGCTCCTATCTAACTTTTGGTTAATGCTAGAACGACAACCTGTAAAATAAAATTACAAATTAATTACGGTATATATACCAAACGAGTACCCATATTACCAACGGTAATATCAATACTATGGTTAGAAGCCAGATAGAATAAGCCCGCAGCAAAACCACCGTCAGAGTGAGCACCCATCAGCAAAGCTCTGTCAGAATCTACTGCATCTGTCCAGTAATGATCACAGAAATAAGTAGTACTACTAGCTCCTCCTTCTTGACAGAATAAATCAGCGGCAGCATTGTTATTTATCTTTTTGACCAGTTGTCTACTCGTTGGGTATGAAGTTAAACCGCTATCTACAAATAACGATCTGTCATTTCCAAAGTTTTCGATGTTGTTAGTAATATAAACTTTATTATCAGTACCATATAATATTACATCACAACACCCCTTCTATACATGACCAAAAGGATTTTCTATACCTCTGTATCTATTTACCTTAGTACTAGCTTGAGTTTCTGCACCTTCAGCATCGGTATTAGTATAATTGTAAGTTACTTCACCAGAACCATTAAATAAATTATCTGTAGTTCCACAAGGAACAAAACCCCAAACGTTTTTACCATTTACTTTTTTAGTTCCTGAAGTAACACCATTACCAAGACCACCTTGATGGTAACCTTCAGCAGTTAGTATATCATTGACTGCCTTCTGACTATCTAGAGTAGCATATTCAACTACAAAACACCAAGTAATAAACTTATGCACATTGTAGGTATACATAGCATAGTGATTATTCCTATTCTTTCTAGCTTCTGCGAGTAATGTAATTCTGTTCTTACTTACTGTAGGTGTTTGACCTTTTCTACTAAATAGAGTAGTACCATCAGAGTAAGCTTCATAAGCACTAACATACTGCTTATCAAACTTAGTATAACCAGGAATGGCGTATGTTGACATTCTAATTTCCCAATCGTAATCTCCATGTTCTACTACAGTATAGTAAGCATCTGGCAATTCAACCATTATATCTACTGCATTAAAGTCTACAGCCTGGTTGTTTTCATACTTAGTCCAATCATCAGATTTTAAGTAACCAACTATAGAACCATTAGACATGCCACAACCTCTGAATTGTGATTGTACAGGTAATGTCTTATGATAAGCCATATTACCAGTTCTAACACCATCTGGGCTACTGCTTGAAAATCTTACTCCATACCATAAGTCACCAGCTGAATAAATTTGGGATCCGTTCAACCACATCTCTTGAACGGATTTCCCATTAGCAGCAACTTCTTGGAATGTTAAATTATTTAAACCAACTTGTCCCATAATTAAGCAGCTGAAAGTTTAATATACAATATACCAGGAGTCTAACTACCTACTTCAGGTATTTCATCTACTATTTTAATCTGAGTAACATCTGTAGAAGTTACTTTATTAGCTACAGCAGTATTTATCTTATTATTTGCTTCACTTTTAGTATATACATCAGACTTATTTGCTTTAGTACCTAATTGATTAGTTATAGTAGTAGCAAAGTTAGGATCGTCACCTAATGCAGCAGCTATTTCATCTAAAGTATTCAGAGTTTCAGGAGCAGAAGCAACTAATCTGGCACATTCAGCTTGTGCTATTTCGATAGCTTTAGCATCTGTTTCTAATTTAGTATAAGCATCAGTAATACCATAACCTGCCAATGTAGTAGACTTATTTGCTTTACCGTTTAGGTCATTGGTTAACTTCTGTTCAGCTTGTTTAGCTCTATTTACCTCATCTGCAATTTCCTATTTCAGTTTCTTTATTTCTACACTCTAATCAGTATTAGTAAAGTAATTAACCGGTAACCAGTCATTGCCTGTATAACTTTTAATTACATTACCGTTAGCATCAGTAGATAAGTCAATCCAATAAGTTACTTCCATAGGATTGGGAGCATAAAAAGATGCTACGAAGTTAGGGTTCTCTTGTTTTATCATAAGTTTTATTAAATTAAAGTTATAAAATATTTAGCAATAGACCCCAATACAATAGATGAAATTCCAATTGCTAAGTCTTTTTTATTCCATTTACCATTATAGTAATGACATCTATCACTATTCTCTTTAACAAATAGCATTAGCAATGATGTACTACACCAGATACACTATAGGTCTATGGTTGACCACTGATAACATCGTACTGTCTATCACCAATGATAAGGTATACATTACCTTTACCAGCTGTATTAGTATACTATATAGTAAACTTAGTTACATCTGTATCATCAAGTATATATGTCATGGCACCACCATCTGTACTACCTGCAAATTCAATTTGATTATCTGTAGCTCTGAAACCAAAGGTGCTTATAGAAGCTAAAGGACTCCAATTCTTTATTACTTTCATTTGTTCTCCCATAGCTATAATATGGAAATCGTGTTCAGGGCAAATATAACTCTTAGGCGTATTAGGCTTCCAGCTTTGTTCTATTTCGTCAAATACATAATCCTGCATAGTATAACCTTCTGGTACATCTACTCTTAAATAAAGGGTTTCAAATGGTAGTAAGTATTCTCCAGGAGTAAGTTCTTTATGCCCATCTCTGAACAAATGTGTACTAGCATTCTTTTCAAATGTACTATGTCTTACTGCAAATCCTTTATGGAATGCTTCACTATCAAATTCATCTTTAGTAAGTTCTTTATTGTATAAAGCTACTTTACCAATAGTAAAACCAGTTTCTAATACCTACATTAAATCTTGGAATATAGAAGTAGTGGTAGGGTTGTTAATTCCCATAATACGTCTATTAGTTAACTTAACAGAGCCTTCTGTGTATTCTCCATTTAGTAAAATCGTCTGCATAACTTTCAATCACATCATAGTTAGTCAACTTCTGTTTACAAGGACTATACCAAGCAATTATACTTTTCTTAAACCAATCAGGTTGTTCAGGTTCAGGTGGCGTAGGTGTACCAGGTATATACCATTCACCTAATACTACAGCGCCTATATTAGTATATTGACTAATGCGTATATGTTTACCTTTGAATAAACCAAAATCAACCTAATTAGTATCCTATACTACATTTAATATAGGAGTTGAAGTAAGACTTTTAGTTAGATCATTTATAATGAGCTACCCAGTAATATTAGCAGGTTCAATATAGGAATCTCCCTTCTCTATATGATACAACTAAGGAAATACAAAGTAAGCCTAAGGATTTATAAATAAAGGCTGATATAGGATTGTTTTCATAGCGCTAGTACTTGTTTACGTAATCTCCCTTCTCTATATGATACATGAACCCAAGAGAAGTTTGATTCATTTATTAACTGATCAAATGGAAGATTATCCTTAATATAGTTGAATAACTTCTCATTTTCTGTCTTACTACCTACAGTAATATCAGCTGCTTCGCCGTATAGGTGCTAACTCTTCTTAGCTTTACTACCTACAGCCTTATTTAAAGCCTCACAGCGATACCCAGACGTAATTCGTATGGGCTTTCCGTACCATTCCCTTAAAGGGTCTAAAACAGCCTCTATTAGCTTCTACAGCTTTAATACTCCTTCAGAGGAAGGAGTATTGTCTATACCGTTAGCTTTTGCTGTAGATGACTTTGTCATTTCCTCAATTGTAAAATATTTCATTATTTCTATTGTTTACTGTGTAATATAAAATACTGATACTAGATAAAGTTCATGTGTTTGTGAGACAGTTAGTAAATAGTTTCCAGCTTGTGCATTTAAATGTTCATCAGGAAAAATCCATTGTGAATTATTGTCTTTAGAATTACCTTCTGAATGAATCATTCTGAATTCTAAATTTGTTTGTGTAATTACATCTATTGGAGTAGTGTCATAATAAGATTTTGTCCATACATCTTTAGGATTAAGTACTACTGTATCATCATTTATCTGTATAGTTTTAGATGCAATGCTACCATTTATTATTACAATGCTCCTTTTATTTCCCAATGGAAAGTCATATGAGAAATGGGGGGGGGGTTGGCAGATTAGCAACAAACTCAGCTTTTGTCATACATTCATTGTTAGGTACAACACTGAATCCTTCTGCATAAGCTTCTGACTTTGTAATTAATTCGTTTGTAGGTTCCATATTAATTATTAAGTTAAAAAGGATTTGCGTCTTGTGACAAATATATATATGTAGTTTTACCCATAGCAGTTACAGCTACTGTGCAAGTTCTCATCATGTTTGTCTAATTGCTATATAAAGGTCTTACACGTAGTATTCCTCTACCTAACTACAACACTTCAAAGTATTGTGACTATCCTGTAATTTTAGTAACGTAATTACTAGTATAATCTTGAATATTTTGGTGTATAGCGAACTAATTAAGCAGTATAGTAGTGCCGTATCTCAATTGAATATCTCTCTATGTAGTACTATTGTGCATCCAATTTTCGGCTAACGAATCTGCCGTTAATTCCTCTCTTTCAGAGAAGTTTAACCTAATAGAACTATAGTCAGCTAATTCATTAGAATCTGTAGTACAAGCATGAGTAAGTTTGCTATTTATCTCTGCCTTAGAAGGACATTCTTGCATAGTTGTAGTAGGATAACTTACATATTGTTTATATTGAGATGGTACTCTATCATAAATATTTGTCCAACTCTACATTTCTGTAGCAGCCTTAGGTTCAATATCAATAGCCTTATTTTCCATTCTTCAACTCCTATATTTGTTTCTTAAGATCTTCAATTTCCTATCTAAGTAACTTAACACCCTCAATAGCTACTACACCTAACATACAGTAATCTACAGATTTCATACCATCACTATCTGTGTTAACTATTTCAGCAAAGTTATTCTCTAAATCCTATGCAACAGTACCTATCTGGTGTTTATCATGCATATCAAACTCTACAGTAGGTATATTACATATCTGGTCTAATGTATGATTTAATGGAGCTATATTAGATTTTAATCTAACATCGGATTCTTTAAAGAAGCCTGAAGCATGTATTGCACCAAAAGCTCCATCTGCACCAGCTTGACCATTGCCTATATATATTGCTTTGGCTGAAGTTACAGTATCATATCTAGATCTATAGTTAATCCATACGTAATTTCCAATACTACTGCTTGCAAAATTAAATTCATTATCATGTACTATTTGTAGATTCTTAACTTCTCCAAATAGATCATTTTCAACATATGTAAAAAAATCTTTTATATCTCCTTGTGTATCTTTTATAGAATACGTATTATACCCATCTAATACTTCAGAGGAATGAGCGATCATTTTTAAATCTGCATAGTCACTAGTATAAAAATAATTAGCACCTCCTCTAAGATATATATAGAATGTAGAAGTCTGTGTAGTCTAACGCATTTCTCCAACTGCTGTTTCTCCTCCCCATTCTCCATCATAATCATTTAATTTATTTTTAGCATTAGCATATTGACCCCAACCACTTCCAATAATTGACATATTAACATGCAATGTAAAACCTCCATCATTTGTAGCCCAAGATGGTTTAGGGCTTATTCCCGCAGAATCATTATTCAAGCTATTCCAAATTATTAAATTACAAGGAGGTACAATACTATTAGGGTCAGCAGTAAATGATACAGGATACCAATGATTTTCATCAAAGCCTTCACCTACTAATGATACTGATTTACGATTGTCTCTATTTTTGTCTAAAACGTAAGCACTAGAAACATTATCAGATTGAATTAAATTAGTTACATGATATTTTGTATTATTTATATCAGTATTATATATGACAGAAACTTTAGAAGTATAATAAGTATTATTAGTATTGTAAACAACTATAAAATGTAACTCGTAGGATGTTTTTTCATCATTTCTCCATGCATTAACACATCCTAACTCAATACAATTTGTAAGTTTATTATCAAAATGAAAATAATATCTAGTGTGGTTGACTAATATGTCTTCAATGACATCTTTAAAATTTCCAGCTGAACTAAATAATTCATTTATTTTAGATTGAGCATCTTGTCCTTGAAGTGATACAGGACGTAATATTGTATTTACGTTAGGTATTATTAAATTTTTAGCATTAGTTATTCTAACTTCTGTACCACCAATTTCATAAGTATTATATATATAGACCATACATAAATCAGAAACGAATGTTCCGTCAGCTTCTTCTAATGGTCTAATATAACTTAACACAAAATTGCTAGTACCATAATAATTAATTGGAACAAACTACCCCCCAATTTTTCTATTATGTAAAGTATTTGGAACAAGAATAACTTTACCTTCATTAGCCGCAGCTTTAAAATTATTATAGTCTTGTTCACTGATACCGTTTCCAGAAATTGTAGGGGAAAATACATAAATGTTAGATTCACCTTCACCACTCACTTCTTTGTAAGTACCATTGTCAGATAAGTATTTAGTACCATTACCATTAGTAATTATTTTATCTATTTTGGTCTTATCTGAAGGAAGAATAATACCAGCTGTACTATCAGTTGCAGGATTAAATGTTAACAGAATTGAATCCGTATTAGCCTAGTTTTTAAGATCTTGTTGTATTAAACTAAGTGATATCCTGTCATTTTTATGCGATAACCTTCCTTCAGTAACTACAAGATTAGGCATATTTTCTATTGTCTACTTTAAAGCATTACCATCAGAAGCATTAAACTTACTATTCAAAGCATTCTGTGTAGCAGTAGATATAGGCTTATTAGCATCAGAAGTATTATCTACATTACCTAATCCTACTTGAGCTTTATTAACTTCATGAGGATTAGACTTATTATTAATATGTGTTTCTAAATTAGTCTATACAGCATCAATATCAGAAGTAATATCAGCTTGATCTTTTAATCCATCCAGTTTAGTTTTATCTGATGATGACATTAAACCTGCTTGAGATGTAGTAGCAGCATTAATTGTATGCTCATCTTCACTATCTGAATTAGTAGATGTAAAGTGAGTTTGATACTTTAATACTATCTTATCAGTAGAAGGATTTACAGTAGTAGGTCCAACAACTACTTTGTTAGATGTTTTATTCAGTTTATCTGTAGTAGCTTTACCCTTATCTCCAGGATATGCAGTAGAACTAGTTTCACCTAACGCTAATGATTTAGATATCTCTACGTACGCAGTACCTGACCATCTATAAGTTAGATTAGTATCTTGTACTATATATATCTTACCAGATTCACCAGTACCAGGTAAATTACTAAAAGTATCAACTTCTATTACATCATCTACATAAGACGGTAATTGAGCAGATGGAATAATACCACTTTCATTCAAAGAAGCTAAACCATTTGGAGCTCCTTTACTATCTATAAATTCTTGTACTTTGTTATTAAGTTCAGATGTATCACCTATAAGAATCCAACTACTTTCTTTAGTATAGTCAGCGCCAGGTGATAATTGATATACTTTACCAGGTCTATCTTTACAGGAAACTAACATACAGTCATATTTCCATATACCTCCCTATTCATCTGTCCAGGTCTCTGGTTTTACTAGATCTGCATATGAATTAACTAACGATCTAGCTTCGAGAGGGGCATCTTTCTTTACTTCAAGATTACCACTAAAATTAAACGTTCCTCTATCTCTCATAATTAAGCAAATGTTATTTTAAATGAAGATGAACCGTTAGTTCCATCATTACGAGTATATACTTTATATTGTACATTAGTACCTTGTACATTTATAGTTTCAGTAGTAACAGAGAATCTACTAACACTATAGTCTTCATACTTACCACTAAGTGTATTCAACAATGTAATCTTAGTTACATTGAACTTAGCTGGTATCTTAAATGCGTGTTTATTGCTTGCTGTTTCAGCTACAAATGTAACATCTAATGTTTTATTAGTAGTCAGTCCTAATTTGGCAAATGTTGTAATATTATCCTTATTAGTATAGTAAGGATATACTCCTGTAACATTCAATGTTTTGGAATTAGAAGGAGTTGAGCTAGTCTTAGTAATAGTATCTTTAGCTACTGATTTATGTTCTTCACTAGTCTTACCTAAGTTACTACATGCATAATATACAGGCATAGAAGCAAATGTAGCATTAGCTGTAGGCCCAGTTATATCTACTTTTACTGTATTAGTACCTTCAATAGCTTTAAATGTCTTGCTATCTAAAGTAACCTAAGCAGGATTAGTATTAGCAGTAGCATTCTCTACACTACCATTAGTAGTACGCTCCATAGTATAATTAACTGAATTTAGAGCAGCGTTACTAGCATTAACTGTTATAGTAGTATTAGAAGAATCCTTAGTATTATCATTAGTAGAACTATAACCATAAGTAAATCCACTGTATGTTCTAGCTGTAGTAGACATAGTAGCAGCAGATAATGTAGTCTTCCCAATAGTAACAGTAGCACCTACTTCTACTAAGCCTGTATTACTTAATGTAAATGAAGGAGCTGCAATAGCTGCACTAACTGTACCTTCTTTGAACACAAGATTAGTAGGCCATAATTCTTTAGTAAATAAAGATACAAATAAATCCTACATGCTTGTATCAGGACTAATACTGTTTATACCAGCTTTGTTAAGTAAGTCAGCTAACGGACCACCTGCAACCGGTATAGCATCGGTAGTCTTTATAGTTTCTGTAGTATCTTCTATTAATTCCTGATAATTACCATCATCAGTTAAATACTTATTACCATCTCCGTCAGTAACTATCTTATCTATTTTGGTCTTATCTGAAGGAAGAATAATACCAGCTGTACTATCAGTTGCAGGATTAAATGTTAACAGAATTGAATCCGTATTAGCCTAGTTTTTAAGATCTTGTTGTATTAAACTAAGTGATATCCTGTCATTTTTATGCGATAACCTTCCTTCAGTAACTACAAGATTAGGCATATTTTCTATTGTCTACTTTAAAGCATTACCATCAGAAGCATTAAACTTACTATTCAAAGCATTCTGTGTAGCAGTAGATATAGGCTTATTAGCATCAGAAGTATTATCTACATTACCTAATCCTACTTGAGCTTTATTAACTTCATGAGGATTAGACTTATTATTAATATGTGTTTCTAAATTAGTCTATACAGCATCAATATCAGAAGTAATATCAGCTTGATCTTTTAATCCATCCAGTTTAGTTTTATCTGATGATGACATTAAACCTGCTTGAGATGTAGTAGCAGCATTAATTGTATGCTCATCTTCACTATCTGAATTAGTAGATGTAAAGTGAGTTTGATACTTTAATACTATCTTATCAGTAGAAGGATTTACAGTAGTAGGTCCAACAACTACTTTGTTAGATGTTTTATTCAGTTTATCTGTAGTAGCTTTACCCTTATCTCCAGGATATGCAGTAGAACTAGTTTCACCTAACGCTAATGATTTAGATATCTCTACGTACGCAGTACCTGACCATCTATAAGTTAGATTAGTATCTTGTACTATATATATCTTACCAGATTCACCAGTACCAGGTAAATTACTAAAAGTATCAACTTCTATTACATCATCTACATAAGACGGTAATTGAGCAGATGGAATAATACCACTTTCATTCAAAGAAGCTAAACCATTTGGAGCTCCTTTACTATCTATAAATTCTTGTACTTTGTTATTAAGTTCAGATGTATCACCTATAAGAATCCAACTACTTTCTTTAGTATAGTCAGCGCCAGGTGATAATTGATATACTTTACCAGGTCTATCTTTACAGGAAACTAACATACAGTCATATTTCCATATACCTCCCTATTCATCTGTCCAGGTCTCTGGTTTTACTAGATCTGCATATGAATTAACTAACGATCTAGCTTCGAGAGGGGCATCTTTCTTTACTTCAAGATTACCACTAAAATTAAACGTTCCTCTATCTCTCATAATTAAGCAAATGTTATTTTAAATGAAGATGAACCGTTAGTTCCATCATTACGAGTATATACTTTATATTGTACATTAGTACCTTGTACATTTATAGTTTCAGTAGTAACAGAGAATCTACTAACACTATAGTCTTCATACTTACCACTAAGTGTATTCAACAATGTAATCTTAGTTACATTGAACTTAGCTGGTATCTTAAATGCGTGTTTATTGCTTGCTGTTTCAGCTACAAATGTAACATCTAATGTTTTATTAGTAGTCAGTCCTAATTTGGCAAATGTTGTAATATTATCCTTATTAGTATAGTAAGGATATACTCCTGTAACATTCAATGTTTTGGAATTAGAAGGAGTTGAGCTAGTCTTAGTAATAGTATCTTTAGCTACTGATTTATGTTCTTCACTAGTCTTACCTAAGTTACTACATGCATAATATACAGGCATAGAAGCAAATGTAGCATTAGCTGTAGGCCCAGTTATATCTACTTTTACTGTATTAGTACCTTCAATAGCTTTAAATGTCTTGCTATCTAAAGTAACCTAAGCAGGATTAGTATTAGCAGTAGCATTCTCTACACTACCATTAGTAGTACGCTCCATAGTATAATTAACTGAATTTAGAGCAGCGTTACTAGCATTAACTGTTATAGTAGTATTAGAAGAATCCTTAGTATTATCATTAGTAGAACTATAACCATAAGTAAATCCACTGTATGTTCTAGCTGTAGTAGACATAGTAGCAGCAGATAATGTAGTCTTCCCAATAGTAACAGTAGCACCTACTTCTACTAAGCCTGTATTACTTAATGTAAATGAAGGAGCTGCAATAGCTGCACTAACTGTACCTTCTTTGAACACAAGATTAGTAGGCCATAATTCTTTAGTAAATAAAGATACAAATAAATCCTACATGCTTGTATCAGGACTAATACTGTTTATACCAGCTTTGTTAAGTAAGTCAGCTAACGGACCACCTGCAACCGGTATAGCATCGGTAGTCTTTATAGTTTCTGTAGTATCTTCTATTAATTCCTGATAATTACCATCATCAGTTAAATACTTATTACCATCTCCGTCAGTAACTATCTTATCTA